ATCTGGATGGGCTGGGGCACCGTGAACCAGTTGGCAGTTGACGACGGACGCTCCCACGGGCCGGGTGTGGCTGCGTCGAGCAGTCGGCGTGCTTCGGCGAACAGCTCGTCGCTGGTGCAGTCGCACGGCCCGATGATGTCGCCGTCAAGCGTGCAGACCATCCCCTCGTCGTTGCAGTGAGGGCAGGGCTTGCGCTCGTCGCTGGTGTCGGGGTCGGCACGCAACAACCGGGCAGCGTCACGGAAAGTCGTGACCTCACTTGGTCCCGCAGGGATGGAGTAGCCATCCTCTGCCTCGACAGCCATCCGTTCGAGTGCGTCTGCGATCTTCGTGCGGTCAGTCATGATGCTAATCTCTCTAACTGTTCTGTCCATCCTAGATCTTCTAGTTCTTTAGTAATCTTACCATTCATCACTTCGTCAAGATGCTTTGCAAGAGTATAGAACTGTTCAGAATCTCTTTTCATGTGTGGACTTTTACCATTTTCGTCATTTACATAGCAGTAGCCATTTTGGCATGGGATAATTCTACGGACATCTCCTGTCCACTCATATCCACCTTTTTTAGCTTTACCTTTTTTCTTACCCATGACATTCTCTCTTCGTTTTTAAAAATAAGGACGATAACTATTATAGCACAGGAATAAAGACATGTCAAGGAGACACTAAGAATGATCACAGACAGACAGGCACTCGACATCATCTTCCAAGCGATCATCGCTGAAGACGTTGTGAAGTTAAACTTAGAAGAGTTAGATGCAGTTTCCGAACTGTACTGGTATAATGATCCAGACGTTGAGTTTGTAGAAATTGATTACACTCTTGAAGCTGGGCCAAATCTTCATGGTGTAAATACCGAAGAAGAGATGATGGAGACATACACATGTTAAGTCAATCGCAACTCCAATATGCCTGGGGTCCTGCATGTACCGGTTCAAGAGCAACAGTTTCTCTACACGGTAGAGGAAAGGTTACAGTTAGAACTTCTATAGTCGAAGCGACTAAGGCTCTTAACTCTTGCTTGGTGAGATGGAACTACCAGACACGTTATGCTGATACTGGTGCGTATGTATGCCTGGCTGGAGAAACCGAAATATTAACACGGCAAGGGCTTAGAAAGATTGAAGACCTTGTTGGACAAGAAATTGAAGTATTAACTCGACGCTCTAAAGATGGCCACGGAAAAGGTGGCCCTGGAACTTGGGTGAAAACTCGTGTTGAATCATATGGAGATAATCCACTAAGGAAAATAACTCTTTTGTCTTCCGGTATTGAGAAGATTATATATGCAACATCTCACCATAGATGGTATACTAAAGGTGATACAACAGATCCTAAAGTTGCTGAATTTGAATGCATTACAGATGACCTTATGCCAGGATTTAAGCTATCTTCGCTAAGACCTCAAAGTATTGCTTCAAGAACAAATCCTTCTCCCGTTGGCATTGCTGCTGGTTTAGTTTTTGGTGATGGTACCTTAGATAACCAACAGGCCAGGATACAACTTTTTGGTAGTAAAAATATTAAGTTCTTAAAGTATTTTTCTACCGAACAAACTGTAGATTACTACAACGATGATGAAAAATATTCAGAAGAATATTGTATTGTTAGAGGTCTTCCTAGGAGTTGGAAGACAAAGGGGCCAGATATTGAGGATGGTCCAGCTTATTTATATGGCTGGCTTGCTGGCTATTTTGCCGCTGATGGCAGAGTAACTAAAGAAGGTGCTGTTGAATTAAACTCATATAAAGAAGAAGATCTACAATTAGCTAGAGACATCGCTCTACGTTGTGGTATCACCACTAGACCAATAACTAAGACGGAGAAAACAGTAACTCCACCTGGATCTGGTAAAGAATATGAAGTTACTCAATATAATCTTAATTTCCATAAAAAATATCTAGATGAATCTTTCTTTTTAGTTGATGAGCATAGAACCAGATTTATAGATTCGACTTCAGATCGTGAACCAAATAGATGGAAGGTTGTCTCTGTCGAAGAAACGGATCGCCTTGAAGAAGTTTATTGTGTTGATGTTCCCGAGACTGGATGTTTCACCTTGGCGGATGATATTCTAACTGGCAATTGCCGTCAAAAAGTTACTGACACTGGTTGGTCTAACCATTCCTATGGAACTGCTATGGATCTTAACTGGCAGTTGAACCCTTATGGCGGTTCTCGCCACAATATCCCAACTGATCTAGCTGCGGCTATTTGTCGTATTAGAACAAATAATGGCAAGCAAGTTTGGAATTGGGGCGGATTCTGGTCTGGAACCCGTGACTGGATGCATTTCGAAGTGGTGTGCTCTCCAAGAGACATTGCTACTGGTATTAATTGGTCAACTGTAGCTGGTAACGTAGTTGTACCACCGACTCCTGTAGATCCAGTTGCATTACGCAAATGGGTTGCTGGTGATCTTTATAACCGTATTCAGACTGTCCCCGTTATGTGGCTGAATAACGCACCACATCCTCTTTATGTTGTAACTCTTCGTGAAGCTTTGAACCTTGTTCTTAACGAGAAATTACCTGTAGACGGGATTTACGATGCGGATATGGATTGGCAAGTACAGCGTTTCCAGCACAATGTAGAGTCGTTCTTGGGTGGCAATCCCATTCCTGAAAACCGTGGTACATTTGCTGATGCTACAAAGATGTATCTCGCCAAGGCTCTTGCCAACATCAGAGATGGTAAAGCATGAACTGGCTAGATAGATTAAATTTAGTTTGTGACACCGCTAGATTCATTATGGATCTAGATGTGATAGATGTTTCTTTTGAATCTGGTCATTCTCTAGAGTTATACGTTGCCGTTTCTCAGAGAGACAGAGCACAGGGTCTATCTAACCTCAGTTCCTTAGATGTTGACGGTATGATCTTCTATTACCCAACTCCAACATATGTTCCTTTTGGGATGAGAAACATGGAAATGGATCTTGATATAGGATGGTTCGATGCTAAAGGTAAAATGATTGGACACGGATCTTACGATAGGAATCATAAGCATCCTATTGTCAGCCCACGACCTTTCAGCTATGTCATTGAAACGCCCAAAGGAACTCTCCCAATTTCAGATCTGAGCCTCAATGGCTAAGGAAAAAGACTGGCTATATGAAGAAGACGGCTGTGCAGATTGCGGAGAAATAGAATATACAAATTCTAAAGTAGAAGGATTATGTCAAGAATGTCTTGATATAGAAACCGGAACAGGAGAAAGTAATGAAGTGGTTCAAGAAGTGGTGGAAGTCTATAATTCACTATAAGAAGAAGTCTACCATCCTACAGGAGCGAATAGACTTTCTGATTAAGAAGATTGCCTACCTAGAAGGTGAATCTGATAGACTCCACAATGAGATAGTGATTTTAAAAGATAAAATTGACTATAAAGAAATAGTTCCGCAGGTAGAAACCCCAGAACTATTCGTCAATGGAAATAAAGTTGATCTAGTACAAGTTATGAATGTAACTAAAAAACCGGCCCCGTGAGGCCGGTTTTCTCATTCGTCATCATCGTCGTCATCATCTAACATATAGATGGACTCCGCTATCTTTTCTCCCCTATAATAAATTGTTGGCATTGGCATAGTAGCTCTGAGAGATTCTATCGCCATCTCCATTATAGTTGTTGCTAGGACGGGAGGACAATTATCTAAATGTACCTCAGGAGCGAGTTTCGCATTATCGCAAACAATGGTGATTACCATTATCCCGGTGCCAAGATCATGAGCATCTTCCATAATGCAACTCCTTAAATTGTCGGCTATATGTTATATTTCGACAATTAAGTTATCCGTACATTTTTTCTAGCATTTCTAATGATATGAACTGTGGACTTTCACAAGATCCATTGTCAACATCATGTAGAACTATTATTCCTCTCCAATATCCTGTACCCTGTGGACCCATGTATCCTTCTTCGTGTTGATAGAAAGAACCAGCAGCGATTCCGATCTGTTGCTTACCACCGATGTATCTTGTAGCAAACTTTAATCCTTGCTGGTGTCCCATCACAAAAGATCTACCAATTATGTTTAGGCGGCCATCTAGTTGCCCACCATAAGACTTGGAAGTATTAGGATTATAGAAATAGTGGCAATTATGTGAAGCATATCCGTCAGCTATAAATGTTTCAGTTGAAGTTGCTAGTTGTATAACTTCCTGTTCGCCTTCATAAGCAACATCTATAACTTTATCTGTTGGATAGCTATCACCAGATTGGACCCTTCCTAAACTATCAAATTTAGATTGAAGTTTTTTAATTAATCTATGAGTTCCTATTGATCCCATAAGTTTTAATTTATCTCCAATTGATCCTAATATATAAACTTTCCCACAAGATTCCTCTGAATCGTCGGAAGGCCAATGAATATTATATTCATAGCCTAGTTTTTCTAGGATTAAAAGACTTTTTTCTAATACGATGTTATCGTTTTGGGCAAATCCCAATTGTAGACCTCCTTGTCCTTGATTGGATTTTGAGACATGTCCCTCTCCATCAAATATACCAGCTAGGTAACCAGCTTCTTTGGTATCTAATTCATCCCATTCTGGAAATGGTCTACATATTGCAGAACTATTAACTTTAAGATCTTTAGTTGCTATCCAATCATACTGAGTTGTATAATATTTTCTAGCCAACCAACGATGATCTGCTGTAGATCTAAATATTTTACCACTTTCTAAAGTAATTCTATAAACAGGGGCTTTAATAGGATCAACAGCTAAAACAATACTTTCTCTATATTTCCTATGGTTATTGCCTAGTTTTTTATATTCATCAAAAGCTAAGAGTTTATCTCCTATTTTAACTTCACCAAGAGGAATATATTTTAAATCAGCATTAAGGACTCTATGATCTGGAGTTAGGCAATAACTTATACCATCTAAATCAACTGGTTCCAAAAAGTCATGGCGATGCCAGCCAGGAGTTAGCATATGATCCGTGCTTAATAGTCCCTGTAATTGGATATCAGAGTCAACGGTTTTATTCACACGGTTCTCATGGTTACCAATGATAAAGTGCTTACCCCAAGGCTTATCAGCTATTCTCGAATCTAGAAGTTCAAACGCTTCATTGCCAGAATCAATATCTGCAATGTATCTACGACCCTCCATAGTGCCCTTACCTCTGTCATATGAGGATAAAGAACCCATGTTCCAGTGGTCGCCTAAGTGGATAAGTTTAACATTTTCAGCATGGATATGATCAGCCATGTACTGAGAAGCCCAGCCTAAGTGCTCTGTGGGCCTCCCAGGCTCTACCTGAGTGTCTGGAATAATGATATGGGTAGCTATACCAGAATTGTCTTTGCGAAGCTTCTGCGGCTTTCTAGACGCCTTAGGGAGCGATCTGATGTCGTCTTCGTCTTCTAGAATAGAATTAGGAGTGACTGAGATGGTAAATCCAGTTTTACTGACACTGATTCTATTTACCTTACCCAGAGCTTCCGCCTGCTCTATAGCTTCTTCGATGTCAGTAGACACTCTCTCAACTTTCTTTTTCTCATTCCAGTTTCTCTGACCATACTTAGCAAGAGCTTTACCGGAAATTGGTGGTAGGTTGTTATCCTCAATATACTGCAAGATACCTTTTTGTCGTAGCCCTGACTTCCAAAGATCTTCAAGTAGGTCGACATATTCGTAACTTGATATAGTACCTTGCTTGCTCAATGTTTACTCCTTAGGTTTGAACGGTTTCCTCGTTATTACACGACTGTCGTTATTATAATCAACGACTGTATTGGTTATACCGACCATTTTAACACACCTTGAGAGATTTGTCAATTTGACAAATGAAATGATGTGTGTTATACTCCGTGGAAATTCGAATACAACTTACGAGTTCTGGGTTCGCAGCCTAGATTCTGACGAAGGATTCATCGGGCATCTTCGGATGTAGGGGTAGCTTCCTCCTTAAGTACCAGAAAGCACACCAGACATAATCAACTGTATGTAAAGGCAGACCTGGGTTACACGTTCGAAGTGTTGATTATGATACGTTCCGTCCTGACAGCTACGGCTGTATTTGACTAGGCTCCGTTCAGCTTCCATTACACTGGAAGGAATGGTTTTTAGTTGATTCCCTTGCACTTCTTGTCTCATCCTGAATTGCGGGGGGATTTAACTATTCACCGGTTTGCTAACCATTATCTAAAAGGAATAGGGGAAACAACCTCTCCTGCTTAAACTTCCTGAAAACAATTCGGAATAAAATCCTCACTCTCAGCGTTAAAGCACAAACTTGACAGACCTGATAATCTATGGTATAATGATACCTATATCAAGTCGAAAGGAGTAGAGATACTTTGATTCTGAAAAACAAGAGGAAATTCTCTAAGCAAGAGAAGGAAGATCTTTGGGATTCTTATTACGAAAATCCTGATGATACTAAAGTTTTCAATGAACTATTAGAAGCATACCTTCCGCTAGTAGAGATTATAGCCTCTAAAACTAAATCCAAACTTCCTGTTCAAATTGAGATAGGAGATCTTGTCAATGACGGATTCTTTGGATTAGTTGATGCTATCCAAAAGTATGATGAATCAACAGGAAATAAGTTTGAAACTTATGCCTCTAACCGAATTCGTGGAGAGATTAACGATAGGTTACGAGACTATGACTGGGTATCTCGCTATTCTCGTTTAAAGTTTAAACAGGTTTCTCAAACCGAAGCTCTTCTAGAAGAAGAGATGCAAGCTAGACCATCTTCTCAGGATATCGCTGATAGATTAGGATGGGACTTGGATGAGGTACTGAAGACTCAATCTTCGTATCTATCATCATTCTCAATAAATATTGATGAGTATATCTCAGATTCAACCCACGAATCTTTTTCGCTGAAAGAAATGATTCCAGATTCTTCAGCTCCTGATGTTGGGTTCTCTCTAGAGTTATCAGAGATTTCATCAGTGCTTGAAAAAAGTTTGTTTTCTCTCTCTGAACAGCAATCAATTATCGTATATCTCTATATTTACGAGGAAATGAAGCTAAATGAAATTGCTACACTCCTAGATATTAACATCAAACAAGTAAGTAAAATATACGATCAGGCATTAAAGCAAATGGAAAGTATGTTACACGTCATCTGACGTTATCTATTCTACACTACAAAAATATCTAGGCAGGGAGTTCTCGTTGAAAATTAAGAAAAAAGGCACAAATCCAGAATACATAAATGAATTCTCTACAGCACTATTGGATGGTTTCTACCTACAAGATGGGGAAACTTTTGATGATGCTATTGCTAGAGCGGCTGAGGCTTTCTGTTTCGGTGACTATGAACTCGCTCAGCGTGTTTATGAAGCTGCTTGGAATGGCTGGTTCATGTTTGCTAGTCCCATTTTGAGTAATGCACCGAAGGGTTCTTGGTCTATTGATATGACTGATGCCTGGAAAGAAGATGGGTTACTAACTAATGGCTTTACTGGTGAACATACCAAAGCTATGCCTATTAGCTGTTTCAGCATGTATATTCCTGACACTATTGATGGTCAGATGGATGCTAACAAGGAACTAGCTGCACTTTCTGTAGCCGGTGGTGGTGTAGGTCTGCATAATGGCATTCGTGCCACTTCAGATAAAGCCCCTGGTCCTATTCCTTATATGAAAACAATGGATGGTCTAATTGGATACTATCAGCAAAGTAAAAACCGTCGTGGAGCGTGTGCATACTACATGGACATCTCGCACCCGGATATCATCGAACATATTCGATTCAGAGTACCGTCCGGTGGAGACTCTGCGCGTAAATCTGATAACAGGAAGCAATTCCACTCAGCAGTTAATGTTACAGACGAGTTTATACAGGCCGTGCTCGCAGACGAAATGTTCAACCTTGTTGACCCGCACAGCAATGAAGTACGAGAGGTAATTCGTGCTCGTGATATCTGGGAAGAGCTACTAGAGGTTCGTGCGCTAACAGGTGAGCCGTATATCTTCAAGATTGATACAGCCAACCGTGCACTTCCGCAAACCCAAAAAGACAAAGGTCTAAAGATCAATGGTTCTAATATCTGTGTAACTCCAGAAACACCTATCCTTACTGACAAGGGTCATCTACCAATTGGGGCGCTTGATGGATTAACAGTGAATGTATGGAATGGTGAAGAATTTACCGAAACAACTGTACATAAAACTGGTGATCTAGAACATGTTATAAGAGTTAATACATCAAAGGGTCACTTTATTGATTGCACGCCTATGCATAGCTTTTATGTTGTGCGTTCATATGGCAAGAATGCAGAGCTTGTTAAGGCCCATGAACTTCAGCCAGGTGACAAATTAGAAAAATGTGATATGCCAGTTATTGAGGGAGAAAGAACTCTATTTAGAGCATATACTAACGGTTTCTATACTGGTGATGGTTGTGAAGTTAAGGGTAGATCGCGTATTTATCTCTATGACCAGAAGCAAGCTCTAGCTGAGGATATTGAAGGTGTAGAGTCGTGGACTGTGCAGGAAGATTTTAATCGCATGTATGGATACGCAGAAGGTCTACAGGAAAAATACTTTATTCCAGATGCTACATATACTATTGCTAGTCGTGTTAAATGGCTTGCTGGCCTTATGGATTCTGATGGAACATTACTCAAAACGGGTAAGTCTCAATCAGAAACCGTACAGATAGGTAGCGCAAATCTTCCATTTCTTCAAGATGTCCAACTTATGCTCCAGACGCTAGGAGTAGATGCTAATATTTCTCTAATGCGTGAACGTGGATCTTGGTTGTTGCCAGCCAACGATTGGACTGGAGAACTCAAGGAATTTGATTGTGAAGAAGTTAATCGTCTTCTAATAAGCTCGTATGATCTTTACAGATTGTCTAAATTAGGTCTAAGCTGTAATCGTTTGCAAATTAGCGGGCGTAAGCCACAGCGTGAAGCTAAGGTTTTCAATGCTATTGTTTCAGTTGAAGATTATAGTAGAGTTTCAGATGTTTATTGCTTCACAGAATCAGGTCGCAACAAGGGTATCTTTGGTGGCATATTAACGGGGCAGTGCATTGAAATTACTCTTCCTACTAGTGAAGACCGTACTTTTGTATGCTGCCTATCCTCTCTTAATCTTGAAAAGTATGATGAGTGGGCAGACACAACACTAGTTGCTGATCTAGTACGCTACCTAGATAACGTAATTCAGTTCTTCATAGAGAAGGCACCTGACTCCCTAGAGAAGGCGAAAATTTCTGCCGCTAAGGAACGTGCTATTGGTATTGGAACAATGGGCTGGCACCACTACCTACAGAGCAAAGGTATTCCCTTCGAGGGTGGCGGCTTTGGATCTGGTATTCAGGAGACTCACAAGATCTTCTCACATATCAAGGCACAAGCTGTTGCTGAGTCCGAGAAGCTAGCCATAGAGCGTGGAGAACCGGAAGACATGGTTGGCTCAGGACGTCGTAATAGTCATCTATTTGCTATCGCTCCTAACTCTAACAACTCAGTTATTCTTGGAACTTCACCTAGTATCGAACCAGTCTCTGGTAATACTTATTCTCAGTCAACTAGAGCAGGTACATTTACCGTGAAGAACCCTTATCTAGACAAGCTTCTATATTCTATTGCGCTAGGTCTAGATGGAATTTTCGAACCTGATGAATGGGTAACCGAACAGTGGAGAGATATCATTGCTCACGATGGGTCAGTACAACACCTGGAATATCTTTCAATTGAAGAAAAAGAAGTCTTCAAGACTGCCTTTGAGATTGATCAGCACTGGCTGATAGAGCAAGCAGATGCTCGTCAGCAGTATGTATGCCAGTCACAGAGTTTGAATCTTTTCTTCCCATCAGGCGTTTCTAGAACATATTATAATTCAGTACACCTTAAGGCTCTTACTTCAGAATATGTGAAGAGTCTATATTATTCAAGAATGGAGCGAGGCATTAATGCTGACGTGGTTAAAGAAATTGAAAGAAAAGTTATCGAAGACTGGGCAGGGGATGACTGTGTTGCCTGCTCCGGCTGAATTCACTAAAATTTATTCAATCTATGAACGTTCACCTATTGGATACGTAATTGATGGGGTATTTTATGAGTCTAACTAAATGGGAAACTGCACCATTCTATTCATCTGATAAAGTTGAATGGGCCAAAGAGCTTCTTTCACTGTATGAACCAGAAAGTTTAAGGAGTTATAATGCCATTGACCAAGTATAGTACCGTTTACACCCCCGAGTATTTACATTTCTGTGAGATAGCAATTAAACATGAGCGGGTGCACTGGACGGAGCAAGATGCTAAGCTAGGCATCGACGTTACCCAGTGGAAGAACGGAAAGATTACTGAGGATGAGAAGAACCTCATCTCAAATATTCTCCGTCTCTTCACTCAATCAGATGTAAACGTAGGTCAGGCATACTACGACAAGCTTATTCCAGTCATTAAGAATAATGAAGCTCGTAATATGTTTGGTTCGTTTGCGGCTCGTGAAGCTATCCATCAGCGTGCTTATGCCCTACTCTCAGATACCCTTGGATTCGGAGAGAAGTTTTACTTCGAGTTTCTAGAGTATAACCAGATGAAGGAAAAGCATGAGTTCATGATCGAGAATATCGGTAAGACTCAGCATGACTTTGCGGTCTATCTAGCGAAGCAAACAATGATGGAAGGAATCAGTCTCTTTGCGAGTTTCGCTATGCTACTGAACTTTGACCGTCTAGGTAAGCTACCTGGAATGTGCGATATCGTACGATGGTCAATGGTGGATGAGTCTATTCATATTGAGGGTAACTGCGCTCTGTTCAGAGAATTCTTAGAAGAACATCCTAGCATTGTAAATGATGTGTTCAAAAAAGAAGTATATAGAACCGCTAGAAAGCTTGTGAAGTTAGAGGATTCTTTCATAGATAGGGCATTTAAGCTCGGGGGCGTCGATAACTTAGATAAGGAAGACGTTAAGAAATATGTTAGATATGTCGCAGACTACAGACTCCAACAGTTAGGCTTTAAGAAAAATTGGCACGTTAAAGAGAATCCGTTAGAATGGATTGACTCAATGATGGGTAAGACATTTGGTAACTTTTTCGAGAGAGAGGTTGTTGAATATTCTAAAGCAAATCTAGAAGGGGAATTCTCTGACGCATATTTAATGTATCAGGAGGTTGAATGAGAAAGAATAAAGAAGTATCTAAATTTCTTGATCTAGGTCCAACCAAAGAAGGTAAAGGACGTAGAGGATATAACCCAGAACAGATCTATCAATATCTTTACGATAACATTGACAGAACTGGTGTTATAATGTATACTCAGAAAGATATGGCAGAAGCCATTGATATGAGTAGAGAAGCAATTGGTAATTTTTATAAAGATTTTGAAACTCTAGGGTTTCTTGAAAAGGTTGATAGGTGGAATTTTAAGGTTCTTTACAAGCCCGAAGAAATTGTTTGGGACAGAGAACTTTATGATAGATTCTTCCAACTCCGAAAGAGACATCAACCGGCTTATACAAATAAAGAAAAAGGAGAATAAATATGCAAGACGTACTAAATCAGGTGTCTGTCTGGTTGCCATTTCTAGCATTTTTCCTACCTTTGGTAATTGGTTTAGTAACTAAATCAACACTATCAGAGAAGGGTAAAACTGTAGTCATGCTTGTACTTACAGGTGTTGCTGCGCTATTGAGTCAGGTAGATGCCAACGCTGGCCTTCTAACTGTAGAAATGTTAACTACATGGGTAGGCACTGTCGTTGTTACAATCGCTTCATACTATGGTGTATGGAAGCCCATCGGTGCGGGCAATGTGGCCCCCAAGGTTGGTGTCGGTCCATCAGACGATACTTATCAAGGCTAGGAGTCTTGGGAGGGGTGAGATTCCCCTCCCTCTCACCTTATGGAATCTAAAGAGATTTTTATTAATTTAATTGATGAGCTAACAGGGGCACTAGATGAATTAGGGCTTTACGTTATTGACACCAACCTCAGTATGGTTGGTAAAGATAGTTATGAATCTTATGATCATTTGCGACAGGAAATTATCAATAGGAAAACGATTGGCTATGTAGATGTAGATTGCTTTATAGGGAATCAGGCTTGGAGAGTCCCAGAAGAACCTGAGCTGTTCCTTGATATGTCAGAAATCAAAGTTACTGATATAGCTCAATATCTGCAAGAGAGAATGAAAGAGATGTAATGGCTGGACCCAAGAAGAAAAAGAAGCAAACGCTTACTTCTGTGGGTCGCCGTTTAGATGTACTAGCTCGACATATATGTAAGGAATTAGCAGAATATACCTGTCAGCGATGTGGAAGAGTCGGAGATAGTTCTAGTATAGAATGGGCGCATATAGAGAAAAGAAGTAAGAAAGCTATACGTTGGTCCCAGATGAACTGTTTAGCTTTATGTAATTCTAAACTAAATAATTGTCATTATTGGTTTGACAATAACAGAGCAGTTTCGATGAAGTGGTTAGAGGAAAACTTTCCAGAGAAACATGCATGGTTAATAGAAGAGGAAATGGGAATACCTAGAGCGCAGATGCTGTCTACGGACACACTTGATGATAGGTTAGTCTTAGAGGAATCTCTCAAAGAGATTAAAAGGAGATTAAGTGATTGATATTATTATTGGATGTCCAACAAGAAATAGAACTTGGATACTTCCAACATGGAAAAAATATGTAGAGGAAGCAGTACCTGATGATTGGTATTGCTCTTATGTTTTTGTTGTTGGAGAAGATGACGAAGAGACTATTGAGATGCTATCATCTTGGGATTCTACTAAGATTATCAAAGTTACTGAACCGGAAATCCCAGAGGAAAGATCCTGGGGAAATAAAGAGCGATTCCGTCATATGGCTTTCTTGCGGAATACAATGTTGGACTACGTAAGGAAACAATCTCCTGATCTATTCCTGTCTCTTGATTCGGATATATTAATTAATCCAAAAACTATTTGCAATTTGTATGAAACTGTGGTACAATGTAATGCAGATGCAGTTGGTGGGTTAACATACTTTGATCAAATGGATCAACGGACTACAAATGTTGCGAGTTGGAACGATAAAAGATCAAAGATGGGCTTCAAGAGAATTGTTTCTGATGGAGTATTCCCTGTAGATATCATAATGGGTATCAAGATGATGACTGACTCAGCCTATAATGTGGACTATGAATACCACAATAACGGCGAAGATCTAGGTTGGGCAATAGCGGCTAGTGAATTAAATATTTACTACGATGGTCGGTCTGCCAGTAAACATGTTATGTATAAGAATTGGTTAGACCGAAAAGATATTAGAGTTGGATACTGAAATGCTTACCTGTAATTTATGTGGTATTAGATATCCTAGAACTAGACAATTTTTTTATTATCGTGATAGTGATAAAATAAAGGTAAGAAATCCATGTATTAAATGTTTTAAGAGATTGGAATAAAGAGTTGGGTACTAGCAGTATAGATTTAGTAATGGTGAACTATAAGACTTATGATCTGATGGATAATTTCATTAAATCATATGAGAAGTTTACACCTCAAAGCAATCCAAGATTAATTATCATAGATAATGAGACTAACTCAGAGAAGTTATATAAAGTAGATACCTCTTCTGCAACGGTCTTCCCGTTTAAGGAGAATCTTGGTTATGCAAAGGCATGTAACTTCGGAGCAAGTCTTAGTGATTCAGACTACATAGCATTTCTTAATTCAGACACGGAATTTATTAATGATGACTGTGTTGACAAATGCGTAGAGTACATGGATAATAATCCCGACGTGGCTATTGTTGGTCCGATGCAATACGCATCAGATGGCAAGATAACCCACGGCGGTATTTTAGGTTCTAACGAGAAACCACAACACAGAGGCTGGGGTAATAAGAACAAAGAAAACTACAGAGATATCCAAGAAGCTGTTACTGTTTCAGGTTCCGCATACTTTACAAGAAGAAAGGTATGGGAAGAGATGATGCAGTGTAGTATCTACAAAGAGATGTTCCCAGATTCTGTAGGTGCGTGGCCTCCATTTAAGCACTTCTTTGAAGAGACTCTATATAGCTACCATGTGACTGCTCACGATTATAAGTGTGTGTACCTGGGGACGGCTGAGATGATCCACGAGTGGCATAAATCTAGCCCAATAGGATCACAGGACGATAACTTCAAAAACGGACAGAAGAGTTTTAGAGAGTTTTGCGAAAGGCACGGAATCTTACATGACTAGACTAATAGGTTCTATGGTAATCAAGAATGAGAAGGACCGCTATTTAGAAGATTGTATTAATCACGCCTTTACATTCTTGAATGAAATCTTCGTCTATGATGACAGATCAACTGACGGCTCAGCAGAACTCGCTATGGATTTAGGGTGCCGTGTTGTTCGTCGCCCAGATAGTAGACCTTCATTCCTGAATCACGAGGGGAAGTTCCGTTACGCTGCATGGAGAGCTTTTGAGCAGGTTATGAAACCTAATTTAGCTGATTGGATTCTCTCCTTCGATGCAGATGAATTTCCAGTAGCATCACAAGATGTCAGAAAAACACTAGAGGCGGCTATTGGTCGTGCAGAGTCAAATGGGTCTGTCGGTATTAGCCTTCCCTTCCCTGAGATATTTAAGGTAGACGAACAGGGATTCTGGGCACGCACTGATGGACTGTGGAATACGATTAGAGGCCCACGTCTTTTCAAGTATGATCTTAATGGTCAGTGGAGCGATAAACCTATGGGTTGTGGTTCTGAGCCTGATTATGTTGCTAAAGGGAAGATCAGTGACCAGAATTATGGAATTAATGTTCTTCATTTGGGATATGCTAAAGACGAAGACAAGCAGAATAAATACAAAAGATACTCTTCTCTAGTACAACATGGACATAATAACTCTCATATAGAATCAATTATCAAAGAGCCTAAGTTAGAATTATGGCAGGGCATAACGCCGAAGGTTACATTATGAAGCACTTAATAATTGGCGCTGGTGGCATCGTAGGTCAGGAGATGAAAGCTTCAGTGCCTAATGGAGTAGAGGCAGTCTTTACCAGAACACAAGATCTTAATATCACTTCTGAATCTGTTATTACTGAATATCTAGATTATGTAAAGCCTGATGCTATTCTTAATCTGTCAGGTCAGAACAATGTTGATATCGTAGAGAAAGATCCTGATAAGTATATATTTATCAACCAAGAGGCTCCAGCTATTATAAGTAGATGGTGTGATGATAATAATGTTTACATGATACAGGCAAGTACGCAGGGAGTATTCTCTGGGGAGAATCCTCGTTACTCTTATAATGACATTCCTAATCCGATTACTGAATATGGTAAACAAAAAAGAAATGCAGAGATAGCAGTTTCTAATTTAGAGAATGCATTGATTGCTAGATTAACTTTTGTTTACGGTATTAGACCAGATATTACATTTGGTAGAGCAAATCCATTAGAGCAGATGATGGCTGAGGAAAACCAGTTACAAGTGAATGATCGTTTCTTCTCGCCATTATGGTCTAGAGATGCAGCTAGTATCTTGTGGGATTTTCTGCTAGGGCGGCCGAACGGAATAGTTCATCTTGGTCAACCAATCAGAGTTTCTAGATATGATCTTGCATGTCATTGTGCCTGGGACACTGCTAGAGTTTTACATATCAAGAGCGTTTCTCACGAATTCTTTAAGGGGATAGCTCAAAGGCCACATGATACAACATGGGATCGTGGAAGTTTATACAAGACATCAATCGAAGAAGCAATACTGACATCATATTTAGAATGGAGCAAGAAATGAGCAGAACTACAGAACAACGAGCAGAGGAAATATCTTCATTCCTCGGAGAGCCTTATGCGGAGGTTCTAGATAGAATCCAAAAAGGTTTCCATCATAATCACGCACTGGTAGCTAAAGATTTTAATGATGCTCAGACAAACGTAAATGATCCAGATTCACTTCTACATTGGTATCGAACAACAGATTCATATATCTTTGAGTTAACAGCATATCACCTAGAAGAAGGTTTCAACTATTCTGGAATGTGTGAAGGTATAGTAAATCACTGCATCGCTAATAATTGGGATGATGTCATTTCTCTTGGTGATGGTATAGGCGATCTTGTTTTTGATCTTAAAGCCGCAGGGCTAAATCCAACTTACCACGACCTTGAAGGTGGGAAAAATGCTGGGTATGTAGCATATGTAGATCCAGAAGTTCCTATGATCCTCAGTGGAGACTGGGTACCAGAATTTGAAGAGTCTTCTTATGACGCCGTTGTAGCTCTTGACTTCTTTGAGCACTTAGTCAATGTAGAGGAATGGGCCTATGCAGTCTATAGCATGCTTCGCCCCGGTGGCGGCTTCTTGGCTCAGAATGCTTTTGCTATAGGTGATGAAGAACATGGCAACAGTATCCCTATGCATCTTGCTATCAATAACAAGTATGCTGACGAGTGGTCTTCTCTAATGTTGGAGATTGGATTCAAGTCCGATCCTAGTGGATGGTGGATTAAATGAGTTTAGATATAGGGATAGCAAGTTATGAGAACCCAGGAGAATTAGCTGCTACCTTAGATGCTTTAAGAAAGAGAACTAGTGGCGAGTGGAGATGTCTAGTCGTAGACAGTAACTCACAAGATCCTGCGGTTCGACAAATACTAGATAAGCACGCCGAAGAAGATTCTAGAATCATTCCTAAATATCTTGACTACAATGCTGGGTACTCTGGTGCTATGAATATCTTTTTTGACTGGGCGGAATCTGAATATATTGCATACTGTGATAACGATGCTAAGGTTCTTACTGAGAGATGGAATACTAAGCTCGCCGCTAAACTAGATGAGCACCCAGAGATTTCAATGATATTTCCAGTTGGTCACGGTACTGGCTCAGCTTACCCGATTAAGAGAGATGGCTGGACAGAGGTTCTATGGGGCGTTGGGTGTTTCTGGATGCTCCGCCGCTCTGACCAGGAGAAGGTCGGTTATTTCGATAACTCACTTGGGCATCAAGACGAAGTTGATTTCCAAACACGTCTTCGTATGGCTGGTGGACGTATGGCTGTAGAGAGTGATGTTAAGATACATCATAATGCTACAGCGTCTAGAAGTCCAGAAGCTCAGGAACGAATCAATAACGGAATCATCAATTGGGTTAATAAGTGGTGTAAGATATTCACTGGTGAACTAGTTAATTATCATTCTGAGAATGTTATTCGATATGAAGATTGGCCACCTAACGCTTTATATCTAGAAGAATTTTATAAGCAATTCATTCCAGATATTAATGACAATCCAGAACAGGTCATTATTGAGGGTAGAGAGTACGATTTGAATAGGGTTCCTCGTGCAGCTTATGGCGGCGGAACAATGTATAGAGGGAGAATAATTTGATCACGCCTAAGGTAGATCCAAATGGAGTTAATGTCATTATAGGAACTCGACATTGGCTCGGCCCAGAGTGGCTACATGTCGATGCCGATAGAAGCCCACTCGTTGATGAGCATGGAAAACAACATGCTGTTGATGTGGTATGTGACGCTAGAAAACTAGACCTTCCAGATAGACATGCTGACTTCGTATTTAATTCAGAGTGCCTAGAACACTTCCCTTGGAAAGACACATTTAATGTTCTAGCTGAATGGTGTAGGATTGTCAAGGTTGGTGGTGTCATTCGTGTAGAGGTTCCTGACTTCATCCTAGCTTGCCAGCAGGTTCTTGGGACTGACACTTTAGAGTGTGACTTAGCGATGAGACAGATTTTCTATGGTGGTCAGATTAATGAATATGATTTTCATTACACAGGTATTACTCATAGAATGCTTCAGGCATGGCTAGAGGAATTAGACTTTGAGGTTATTAACCTTGAACGTGGTAATGAGTGTGGATGGTTACGAGTAGACGGGAAACGCCTTAAGTGAAATGGTCTATACTAATTCCTTCAATGCCAGATAGGAGAGAGCAACGACGTAGAGTTCTCATGCTTCTTGAGCCACAATTAGAGAAGTATGATGATATAGAGTTGCTTATCTTGGAAGACAACTGCAAAAGAAAGTATGGTCCGAAGCTACAGGCGATGGTGGATATTGCTCAGGGAGACTATATCTCATTTATTGATGACGATGATTTGGTATCTGAAAGGTATGTGGAATTAATCTATCCTCATCTCAATGGCACGGTTGACTGCGTTGGCTTTACTGGTCACATTTCCATTAACGACGGACCTATCATGCCTGTCTTTTATTCGATAAAAAATAAGACGCCAGAGAATAGATTTGATGGGTGCTACAGATATGTCCAACATGTCAATCCTATCAAAAGATCTATAATACAACAGGTTCCATATGATGGGCATTTTGGTGCAGACACTGAGTGGTCAGATCAGGTAAGTGAGCTAAATCTCCTAAATGTAGAGGCTTATGTCCCAGAAGTTATGTATATGTATTTAGCTTCAACCACTGAAAATAGAGAGGTTTGGAACGATGGTCTTGGAGATTAAATTCGTTTTCTGCCGATAAACAATATATACGTTTAAGAAAGGAAAACAGTTGCCACCCAAAGTACCTAATTTCACAGGTGTAGATATAGAAGATGATTTAGAGTTTGAAGATCATGAAGTAGTAATGATTTCAACTCCATCTGGCGCAGAGATGGCCCTTCTTTCAGATGAAGAAGCTGACTTTTATAATAAGATTGCTAACCAATATCAGGAGCATAATAAGTTTAAAAACATTTCAGATTTACTAGAGTTAGATAGAGTTCTTAATTTAGAAGTTCTCTGCTTTAGGCAATCCCGTTGGGTTCTCCAAGAGAGAGATTACGATGGTAATCCCATTGGTAAAGACCTTCAGAAGAATATCAAAGAGTTATCTAGAGAGATTAGAGATATTAAATCTGGTCTTGGTATAGATAAGAAGACCCGTGATGCTGGCCAAGGTGATACCTTCGCTGACCGCTGGTCTAATATTCTTACTCGTGCCAAAGAGTTTACTTACATGCGTAATGAACAGGTCATCAAGGCTATCGACCTTTGGAAAGAGTTGCAGGCTAAAATCACTCTTTACAAGAACTGCACTGATACTGAAAGAACAGAATTTGAATGCCATATTGGTGATATCATTAATTGGTTAGATGAGAAGTTTGAAGAGTTCGATGAGATTGATGCTGCATTCCAGAGATCGCAGCAATACTGGATTAGAGAGATTGCTGAATGACAAAGAAAGATAAGATACAGGCCAAGATTGATAAAGCTAAGGAAGCGAATCCTCATTTGCAGAATATAAACTGGGGAGAGATTCTTCAAAGAGAGCCTGATGTTTTAAACAACATTCTCGGTGATGTTGCTAGATCAGACACTAAACGAAGATCTAAAATAGATAGAAAAACTGGCACTCAAAAGCTACAGGCAATGTCTGGCACTGATCATTCAGAGAGAGAATTCAGATATGCATTCGCTTCGATATGTGGAAAAGAATCTTTTAGGAAGACGGCGACCAAGTTAAATATCTCTGCTGCACATGTATATAATCTTAAAGAGGGCAAGGCTCAGCCTACGCTTGAACTCATGGAGAAGATAGCTGAAGTCTATAATAGAAGACCTTCTTACTTCTTGGAATATAGAGTGGGAATGGTTTTGATGTCTATAGAGTCTTACCTTACAAGAAATCCAGAGACTGCTACTGTATGGTATTCTAAAGTTCAATCCAATTCGGGGATTATTATCAAATGATTTATTCAGACTTATCCGAAGAAGAACTATGTCTATTCGTGCTGTTCACAGATGAGACTGGACTAGATCAAGCAGAGTTCTGTATGGTCGATGAGCGTAACAAGCAGACAGGTCTTTTCAGAGCTTGGCCTGTTCAGCAGTTCTGGTGGAGAAAGAAATCAAAGAAGATTATTAGTCAAGGTAGTCGTTCTATTGGTAAGAGCCTCTCAGCTAAACTGAGAGCTTTTGCTTTCCCATTTGTGCATCCCGGTGGAGAGTTGGTTATCACCGCTCCTGAGGGTCTGCATTTGGATGCTTTGACTGACAATATCGAATCGTTGTACCTCAGAAATAGAATTGCTGAATCCATGCTTGCTAAGGATCAGCGAGGTAGAATTAAGCATAGACCTTTCCATATCAACTTCGCAAACGGTGGCCGTATTATGGCTCGTCTGCCTAAGTTTGACGGTTCGGGAGTGAGAGGGACGCATCCAGACTGGCTAATTCAAGATGAGTCTTGTTTTCCGGGTAATACTTTAGTTCTTACTTATCAAGGTTATAAGAAAATTAAAGATGTTGAAGTTGGTGATTTTGTCTTAACTCATAAAGGTAACTGGAAGAAAGTTCTTAATGTCATAGATAATGGTCTACGAGAAGTAATAGAGTTAAAAGGTCAAGGACATTATGGGTTAAAAGTGACTTCTAATCATAGATTCTGGGCGCAGGAAGTTTTGGATTATAATGATAGAAAAAATAAGTGGGGTATTAAAAAGAAATCTGATTTTAAGTGGATTCGTGCCGAACACATGGTTGACAATTTATGGTCCACTCCTACTGTAATTCCATATTTTGATATTCCAAAAAGTATTCAAGCTTCTAATATCTCAACGAGCTATGAAATAGACATACTTTCAGATGATTTTCTTTGGTGTCTTGGTTTGTATATTGCCGAGGGATCGACCTCTAGTTCTTATGGGTCGGGCGGTAAGCTTAATAAGACCACATGGTCTGTTCATTCCAAAGAAGTTGAATTTGTAACTTCTAAGCTAACAGCTGCTGGTATCCACTGGTTTGTTCAACCTGTTCAATCTAGCGAGAATTGTAAAAATATTGTTGTCACACATATTGATTTAGCAAGATTTATGAAAGAAAATTGTGGAACTAGTTGTTATGAAAAAGTAATTCCTCTTTGGGTTCATGCCCTAACCCCACATCAACGTCAAATGGTATATGATGGTTTAATTTATGGCGATGGCTGTGACATTAAGGATGATAGATATAAAGAAGGTAATCAAGCTTTATCTACAACATCTAAGAAGTTGGCTTTCGATTTTCAGTTATTAGCTAGATCAATTGGAAGAACAGCATCATTAACATATTATTCTGGTAATAAGGTTGGAATAATAAGAGGTAGAGAATTTATATCTAGTCCTTCGTATGATATAAGATCAAGATTACAAGGTCAAGGGATTAAAATAGATGATAAAGTTCTTCATAAGGTTAAGTCTTCTAGAGATGCTGGCATTGAACGTGTTTATGATTTAACCGTTGAAGATGATCATTCATTTATAGCAGAGGGAATTATAGTTCATAATTCATTCTATCCTGAGCCAGCTTGGAAAGAGTTGATTGAAACTCTAATCATTAATGACGATCCTGAGCACGATAACTCTAGATGGTTCTCCCACGGAGTAACCGTAGGTCCCGGTAATACTTTTGATGATAAGATTAGCGGTAAGGATAGTACATGGGAAGTGGTTCCTCTCCCTGCTATGTATAGACCTAATTGGAGCGATAAGGAACGGCAGGATAAAATTATTGAATATGGTGGTGAGGATTCTCCTGACTATCGTAGAAATGTTAAGGGTCTATCGGCTAACGCTGGTACACCTCTTCTTGTAATGCATAGGCTTATGGAAGCAGTTGATTCTGATGAAATGTCTGCTTACAACCTAGAAGAATATTCTATCTGTAATATCAACGATGCTCAGGTCCGAGAAGTTGGAAGTATATTGGACTTGTTCGATCCGCCAATCTCCCATACTAAGTATGGCAAGGTATGGATTGGAATGGATTATGGTCTAACCACATCTAACTCCTGTTTAGTAATATTTGCAGAGACTAAAGAGAAGGGTGACGACCACGGACGATTAAGATTACTGTCAAAGATAACATTAACTCGTATCCCGACTGAGGATCAGGTTGCTCTTATTAAACATATCATGGAGATATATAGACCTACAGCTTTCGTATTTGATGCTCACGGTATCGGACAGCCAGCCTACGACTGGTTACAGAAAGAAGTAAGAGAAGACGAAAATGTTGCCTGGATGCTTGACAGAATCAAGGGATACTCATTCTCTAAGAAGATGATAGTCCAGTTCGATCCTAACATAGAAATCTCTGAAGACGATCCAGATGGCTGGAAGGCTGCGGCTATAGAGCGCCTAGGATCTGAGGCTTCTATTGATTCACTCAGATTAATGGTTGATAGTCACAGACTGAGACTGCCATATGACAAGGATCTTATCGGAGAACTACAGGCTGTCCAAAGAAAAGAGCCAGTTCGTTTCGATGAGTATGGTAAACCAAAGAGAAAACAGGGTCAGCACACGCTCGACGCTATTAGATTTGCCCTTCTTGGATACAATCAGCATGTAATCGAGGAGATTGTGAAATCTTATGAGGATAGTTGGTCACCTCCTGAGATGATCATAATGGATTACATTTAGTTTAAAGACGTTAATAATAAGTAGAGAGGCACTTAATTGGAAGTAAAAGAAGTTATCGAAACATGGCGACCAGAAATCCTTGGTTATCTGATTGACATGAGAGACTTTCACCAAGAAGAAGACTGTAGATTGATACTCCGTAATCTTTCTGCATACTCAGCGAGAGCAAGTTATATGAGAAATTTTGCATCTCGTTCCAATAATGAGAAGATCAATAGATTCAGAATTGATGAACTTGATCCATTCTTAGTAGAAGTTGAGAGACAGTTTAAGATCTACAGTAGACTAATATCAGCGAACCAGTTCGAATTTGATTTAACAAAGTGAGGGAATGAATGGAAGCTTCAGAACTTGGTATCGACTTAGAGATACTAGATGAATTAGAAGAGGGCGGAACTATTCTGCTCGACAACCAGTCTGGGCTTCCTGACGATGCTGTCCAAGAGGCGATTGAGAGACAGTATCCTGAACTTATCTCTAGAGCGGACATTTCTAAGCTAGACGAATGGATCGGTCGATCAACTGGACGCCAACGTGCTGGTGGTATCTTCAGCCAGAATAAGTATGTTGCCCCAGAGAAGATCTTCGATCAGTTCAGGGCGGCAGCTAAAGCTGCGAGAGATGATGATATTTTCTCCAATGCCGTAGAGACAACAGAACAACTTGCTTTCAAGGCAGTTACTATTGAGTCCAAGTCCAATGAAGAAGATGAGTCTAGTATCTGGGATCAGATCAAAGACAATATGAAGCTAGAGCAGAAGATGAGAGAAATTTGGCGTGAGCTTTTTGTTCTCTCTCAGTGCTACGTTGCTACTATCTGGGAGCGTAAAGACTTTAAGGTTAAGGGTACAACAGATACGGGTAAGAAGAAAAAGAAAGTCTATAAGAGCCTGTTGGTCCCCAAGGGGCTTACCATCCTCGACCCATGCAAGGTTATCCCTGTTGGTAACTTCATGTTTGGCCAGGAAAGACTTATCTACATTGCTGATCCCTTTGAATCTAAAGAACTTCAGACTACTTTAGCTGGACCAAATAGTTCTGATCTTGTAGTGAGTCAGCTTATCGAAGACCAGTATATCCCAGACATCCAAGAGGAAATGGAGCTTGGCAGAATCACTGGACAGTATGGTTTAAGAGATAGACTCTTCCTACTCAAAGAAGACAATGTTTGGCGTATTACATCAACACGTCCAGACTACCAGCGATTTGCTGACGTTCGTGCAATGTCAGTATTCCCTTGGTTGGATATGAAGCATAACCTTCAGGAGATGGATCGTACAGATATCCTTGGTAACCTGAACGCTATCATCCTTGTTAAGAAGGGTACAGATGACAAGCCAGCTAAGCCTGGAGAAATCGCCCAGGCTGGTGCTCAGGTTCAACAGTCATCTCGTATTCCTATTATTGTATCAGACCACCGTTTAGAGATTGAGATTATCACTCGTAAGACAGATAAGACTCTAGCTGCTGAAAGGTACAACGCTATCGACTCTAGAGTCACAGCGAGACTTTTCCAGATTCTACAGACTGGTAACTATGCCGCTGGTACAGCTACAGATACTTCAGGTGGTCTATTCAAGATCATCGCTTCTACTATGGAAGCCCGTCGTGACAATATTGCTGATTCTATTATGGCTCATGTAATGAATAAGACCTTTGAAAGAAATGATCAACTAATAGGTGAGCCAGTTCTTAAGATGCGTAGAATCGCTCTTGACTTCGATCCTCACTTTGCTCAATACATGCTTGATCTGTTTGCTCTTAACCAAATCTCTCAATCTACTGTTCTTGCAGAGGTTGACGTTGATATAGCTGATGAGGTTATCAAGAAACGTAGAGAGAAGGAACTTTACTCTGATGTCTTCAGTCCTCCGATTGCTCCCGGTACTGCCGTGCCCGGAGAGGGTAATAACTCCACAGGTAGCCCTGGATCAGATGGTCGTGTTGGTGGAGGTAACTCAAATGGTGGCGGAAGTAACCAGCAATCATTTAACTCTACACCGAAAACTGGCAAAGGTGACGACAAATAACAGAGGGACAAAATGAAAGGTGATTAAATGACAACACTAATTGAGGGTAAGAATTCATTCTTTCTAAATAGTCCTGCTATTATTATTGATGAAGGTAAGGACGTAGCCTCTAACTGGGCGTCTGAGCACATCGTTGCCAATACTGCTATTAAGTGGATTCTCGCTAAATATGTAGAGGCCGACAATGCTAACAGCAATGGTCAGTATTGGACTCTAGATGATTTAAGACTATCCAAGCCTACCATCCAGCACTCACCTATGAATATAGACCACCACTCTTCAGAGATTGTTGGCACATGGACTGCGGCTGAATTGCTATACCCTACAGAGGGTGCGAATATCATCAACCCATACATTGAGACTCTTGGAGCCTTCTGGAAACATTATTTCCCAGAGAAGATGTCTGTGGTAGAGGAAGCATTCAATACAGGTCAGCTATATGTTTCTATGGAATGTGTTGGTGACTCTGTTACTTGTGTAGGAACTGATGACGCTTGTGGTCAAAGCTTCGCTTACAAGGGTCCATTCGATGATAGCTACTGTGATCACATTAAAGAACGTGCAGCTCACCGCCAGATCAACAATCCTCACTTCCTTGGTGGAGCCTTAATCGTGCCACCTAATAAGCCGGGTTGGAAGTCTGCTTCGGTGAACGAATTGTCATCTCTAGATACAGATAAACTTGTTGAATCTATTGCTAATGACAACCCAGAAGGTTCCGAGGAACAGTGGATTACCACTATGAATTCCCTAATCTTCAGAGCTACGTTAGATCGCTTTAGTAAAATCTCCTGAAAAAAGGTTTATGAAAAATAAACATGCCGATATTTTTCATAGACAAGGAAAGGGCTTAATTATGGATGAACTTCGTAAACAACATGACGATCTTCTTGCTAACAAGCCAGAAGAAATGTCTGATGGAGAGTTCGCTGCATTGATCGAAGATCATGCAAAGACCTGCCCATTCTGTAATGATAAATTAATTGCTGAAGATAATAACGATACTGACCCAGAAGGGGGTGACATGGATAAAACATTTACTCAAGAAGAATTAGATGCCGCTGTACTCGCAGCTGTTGCCCCAATTCAAGCCGAACTACAGTCTTTCAAAGACTCTGCGGTCGAGGGTGAAGTAGAGGCCCGTGTTGCTGAGGCGAAAGCCGAAAGCGATGCAGAAAAGGCTGACCTACAGGCTAAACTAGATGAAGCCGTAAACGCAAAGGGTGCTGCTGAGACAGAGCTAGCGAATGTACTTGCATTTCTAGCAACTGAATCAGAGGCCGCAGAACTAGCTGAGTGGTTCACTGCTATCAAAGCTGAGCGTAAAGCACAGATTGAAGAAGTAGCTAATTTCCCAGCAGATTATCTAGAAGCAAATCTAGATCGCTGGTGCGAGAAAGACGATGCAGAGTTTGCAGCTATGATTGCAGACTGGAAGATCGCTTCCGCTCCAAAGGCCGTAGAGCCAGCAGGTGAAGAAGCTGCTCGTGAAACTGCTATGAAAAACATCCGTCCCGTCGAATCAGGTTCAACTGTGCTAAAGGGAGATCTAGCAAATCTCTTTGGTGCTGCTGACGCTGGTATCGACATCCGTAAAGTCTGAAAGGGGAAATAAATGTTCCGTAACGCACAATTTCGTGTATCTCCCCGTCATGGCGAAAGAGGCAGCCGCTACGTTCTAGACACAGCGTCAGATCCATTACCACAGTTCGTACCTGTTGTAGTGACTGGTGCAAATGATGGTCTAGGTCGAGCTGTTGTTGAACTAGCTACTGATTCTGGAGGAAACCTTGACAAGCCACTACCCGGCCAAGGTGGAATTCTAATCTATGAGCAGTTCCGCTACGATGGTAACGATACTGCAATTACCACATACTCTGATATGGATACTGTTCCTGCTGGTAAAGCTGTTCAGGTAATCACTGGTGCAAATCATGTAAAGATTGCTTACCGCAACACCTCAGAAACAACATTCTATACTCGTGAAGATTACCCAACTGCTCGTGTAATGGTTGCCGGTGTAAGCCTTGCAACTCCTACTGTAGCTGTTGGTAACATGCTAACTCCCGGTACCGGTGACGATACTGATGGTTATTGGAAGGAAACTTCCGATGCAGCCGAGGCATGGCTAATCGTAACATCCGTCGATGCTTCAACAGACACTGTTGAAGTTGTTCTAAACTTCTGATAGGGGGGTCTAAAATGAGTACACTATTTACAAAAGCAGATCCTCTAGCCGAAGAGCTTGCAGGTATCAAGGCACGCATCAATGCGGAAGCCGCAGATAACTACCAAAATAAAGAATGGCGCATGGAAGTTGCCCAGGAAATTACCGAAGGTATCTACCAAGGTTACAATACCAATAACTTCATTGACCTAATGACTGAGACACTACAGCTTCCACTAGATGGCCGCTTTGTGATCGAAGAAGTTCGTGGTCTAGACGCATTTTGGCATGGCCGTGGTGGTTACATCGAAGAGTCTGACCTATGGAAAGATTCATTCGAAATCGGCGCCGACACAATCGGTTTCCACCTAGTACAGTCGGAAGATCGCCTTCGTACAGGTTTCGCTGAAACCGCTGAGACTCTAGTTCGTCTAGGTCGCCAGCGTCTAACTGCTGAACTTAACAAGCGTGTTCTTTCAACTTATCAGGCTGCTGTGCAGTCAGGTGATGACTCATACGTTGGTGTTTCTGGTCTATCTCTAGCCAACCTTAACTCCGCACTATCTGGCGTCCGTGACGCTTCAGAGAGTGACGAGGTTGTAATCGTAGGTCGTCATACAATGACAGACAAGATCGTTGATGCCCTAACAGGTAACAACACTTACGCTCTGTTCACTCCTGAGACTAACGAGCAACTACTTCGCACAGGTGTTCAGGGTTCATACCGTAGAGCACGTATCATCACTCTACCTAACGTAGTTGATGCTTACAGCACTAGCCAATTCCCAGCCAACGAGCTATGGATCATCGGTCGTGACGCAGGTAAAGCTGCTTACTTCGGTGAGTCACAGTTCAAGGAATTCATCGAAGATGATAACTGGAACTGGCACTACATCTACCGTCAGGACTTCGCTTCTACCCTTATCTACAAGGACAGAGTACGTCGAATCGTAGATTCAACAGTAACTTGATCTAGGTAAAAATTGATTCCTACTAGACCGGCCCTTCGGGGCCGGTTTTTTAGTTATAGGACGATGTATAGTATAGGAATCACTAAACGTTTTAAAAGGAGAAAGTAATGGCTAAAAGAGAAGAACTAGAAGTTTGGGAAAACCGCAATCGTAGCGAGATTTGGGTTGAGGTCGAGGATGTTTCTGGCCGCCCAGTCTCCCGTCGTGTCGGTCCTGGCCAGCGTATTGAGCTGTCCAGTTATGATCGGCAACTTAATCAGGAAGCTGCCCGAAACGGCGCTGGACCTGATTATGACTGGTTCACTAATGGTGCGCTGTCTAATGTTCGCCTACTAGACACAGCAGACGACTACGAAGAGATTAAGAGTAACGTCAATACTAAATCGGAAACAGAGATTCGTGACCTTCTTAAGCTCAATGCGAATGAACTAAAGAAAGAACTTGCTGAGATTACCAGCCCGCTAGTTGTAGCTAGACTGAAGAATTTTCTTGAGTCTGACGACGCCGACAAGGCTGAGTCGATTACGGTAGCTAAGGTCAAGGCTGTAAATGCTCGCTATGACGAACTACATCCACAGGTGACCGGCAAGGTTTTCGACACATACGAAGAAGCGATCGCCAAGCCCCAGAAGCTGCGATAATTTCGATTACGAAGGCCGCCTAGGGTTCGCTCTAAGCGGCCTTACTATTTATTAGCCCTAGTGTAAGGAGATTACGTTGGCATCTGTAGATTTAGAAGATCTGGTACCAGACCTTATTATTGAAGTTAATCAGCCCGGTACTGACCAGTATGCTACCGTAAGTTCTCCCGAATGGGTATCTGAACTAAGAAACGCTTTCTGGAATGCTCACTTAGATGGGCTTATGAACGGCTGGACCGAATCAGATGGTATCATCAGCAAGTTGAATGATCCAACTGCTGACGCCATGACTCGTGACCAGCAACAGCTTATTATTCTGTACGCCTACATGAAGATTGTTAAGAATCAGATTCTCAATACTGATACGGTCTTCAGAGCTAAAGCTGGTCCGGTTGAATATGAAACTCAGAAGTCGGCACAGGTTTACAGAGCCATCCTTGAAGATCTAAATGTACGCATCTCTCGTGTTCTTGATCGTCTAGCTGATGAGGGTTCTGCAACAGATATCATCTACATTGATACTTACGCCGCACGACAATCCGCTATCGCTTATGGCTTTATCGACTGGGTTGGGAGTGAGTGGTAATGGCTCAGCCGACTGACCCTACGTTTGGATCTAGCTTTAATCCAGACACCTTTAGGGATAAGATCAAATCAGCTATGCAAATGGGTAGCCCCAACGCAACCCAGGAGAAGGTCACCTTTAGGTGGGTTAGTCAGAAAACTTATAGTGTGAAGACAGATCCAACTGGTCGTCCTTATGACCTAGCTTCTGCTGCTGTAAGTATCAATGAGCAAGATGATGTCCAAGTGGATTGTGCTGTTGAGTTTATTTATAGAAACCCAACAGGTAGTCCTATTGGCGAATTTGATACCCCAAGAGTTGTTATTACATTATTAGATACAGATTATGCACAGATAGAAGGAGCAACTAAAGTATTACTTGGAGGTAATACTTACGATGTTCAGTTTGTGGAACCACCAGTAGGGCTATTTAGTGTGACTGTATATACGGTTCATGCAATTGCCGTAGACGAATCCTAGGAGTTATTATGAGTCAAGTTGTTGGTGGTCTAAGACGAAGACTAATCAAAGATAATTTCTATTGGATGGTGCATAGTTCCTTAAGTGAATTAGGCTGGTTTAATGGTGGACTGTCTACCTCAGATGTCACATTGCTTTCAGATCAGGTAGACCCAAGAACAGAGATTAAACCAAACAAGGTGTCTATCTCAGCGGAAGAACTATCTTCGGATGAGATAGAAATGGGTTCTAATCTTGAACAATATAACTGGGACGTTTACTTAGATATTTTCGCAGAAGATGAATCTGTTGGGGTTCATCTAACTGGCGATATATATGATATACTGAGAGGTAAAATGGAGAGCATCGGTCGTACCGGTCCCTCATTTAAAGTTTATGACTTGAGAATTGAAGATGAACCTTATTTATTTACTTGTCAGTTAGAAAACATTGAAGAAAGTCGAGTTAGAGAATGGGATGCACCTTTCAATAAATATTGGTGGGTTATTGCCGTTACTATAGTTGATACTTATTATGGAGAAGGTGGTTAATTATGGCTACAATTTTTAACAACGTTGATAGAGTTGCAGGCGATCCACTCTCTTCTGTGCTCGTTACTATAGTTCTTTTATGGGATACTTCTGAAAGCCCTATGGCTAAGATAGAAGATGAAGATACTATTGTTCGTGGAACATATGGTACTTCTACCGATCTTGATGGACATTGGGAAGTCGATCTAGTTCCCAACGATGAAATTACTCCTGTTGATTCTGTTTATAAAATCACAGAACGTTTATCAACAAATAATGATTCTATAACTTATTATATTTCTGTACCAGATAGCGCTACTCCAACATCATGGATTGGTGATATTATCTTGTCACAGGAAGAACTTCCATCATGGATTTAGCACTATCATATTTAAAAAATACTAATATAACCGGAATGGATTTGATATGAAACCTGTTAAACAGAACCTTGAAATTTGGCAAGGTAAAACATATGAAGAACCTTTTACTTTTGGTCGTGCTGTTAAAAATGAAGCAGGTGAATTGGTAGATATTATTGCAACTAATCTTTCTGGCTACACAGGCAGAATGCAACTTCGTACATCAATTGATTCTGAAGATGTTGTTATTGAATTAACAACAGAAAATGACCGCATTATCATTGACGCAGACAATGGTATTGTCACTCTATATATCAGCGATGAAGATACGGCCCTTTTGCCTGTTGGTTCATACAAATACGACCTAGAGCTTATCACTGCTTCTGGTCGTGTTTATGGTCCTCTGTACGGTACTGTAAAAGTCAAGGCCGAGGTGACACGCGATGCCTAGTTATATCCAAGATGAAGATAATGATATCATTCTTCTTGGTGAAGAGGTTGTTGAAACACAAGTTCTTTCTGACGATAGTGGCGATAGCTTTGTTATCCAAGTTGGCATACAGGGTCCTGAAGGTTCTCAGGGGGTTACGGGTCCTACTGGACCACAGGGAATTCCTGGTCCTACCGGAGCTACTGGTCCAACTGCTGCAACTGGACCTACTGGTCCTCAGGGAACGACTGGACCTATTGGTGAGCAGGGATTTACAGGTTCTACGGGTCCTGTAGCTTCTACGGGTCCTACCGGCCCGCAGGGTAACACTGGTAGCACCGGACCTACTGGTGAGACTGGTCCTATTGGTTTGACCGGCAGCACAGGGCCACAAGGTATTACTGGTGCTACTGGCGTACAAGGTTTAGTAGGTGGCACAGGCTCTACTGGCCCTGTTGCTGCTACTGGGCCTACGGGACCGCAGGGCTTAACTGGAGCTACTGGCGCAACTGGTTTAACTGGCGTTCAGGGTTTCACCGGCCCTCAAGGTGAAACTGGGCCGGTTGGCCTAACTGGATCTACTGGCCCAGAAGGACCAACAGGCGCTACAGGTCCAGCGGGTAGTGATGCAACCGTACAAGGCGCTACTGGCCCAACCGGTCCAGTGGGTGCTAGCGGAACTATTGGTATTGATGGCTTTACCGGTGCCACTGGTCCAGCAGGCGTAGATGGCGCTACTGGCGCTACAGGGCCTGCTGGTACGGATGGGGAAATGAAGTCCGTTAAAGCTGCTACAACTGCGAATATTACTCTGTCGGGCACGCAGACAATTGATGGTGTGGCGCTGTCGGTAGACGATCTTGTGCTTGTAAAGAATCAAGTGACTACGGCAGATAATGGTGTTTATGCTGTTAAGTCTGGGGCTTGGGTAGAAGAATCATGGTCTACAGCTAATGTTGTTGTTGCAGTTGATCAGGGCGCAGTTAATGGTGGAAATCTTTACACTAACCTCGTGAGCACAACTCCATTGGAGCGCAACTTCTCTGGTGATCAAATTACTACTGGCACTATTCCTGCTGGAGTTATTCCCGATCTTGATGCTGCTAAGATTACTACTGGCGAACTAAATCCTCTTGTTTTACCAAGAAAGCTCATGTACGCTAACACGGGTGGTGTGTTCGCTGCGAACACCGCATGGGGTAGACATTCACCACTAACTTGTCTAGTTCTCCAGAGCGCTGCTATGAATGCCTCGCAAGCTACTTATGCTGTGTGGTATCCATTTTTTATCCCCCGCCAAACTGCTGTGACCTTGAGTTTAAGCTGTGCAACGTTGCAGGCAAGTAGTTTTATTCGGGTTGCCATGTTCTCTGCCGATGAGGGCACCTTGCTGCCGGTAGCCAGAACTGAAGACGTTGGTACGGTTTCTGGTGCATCTACTGGCACAAAACAAATTACCACTGCTGGTACCTATCAAGGTCTTGTCTATGTTGCTCTGTGGTTGAGTAATCATGCGACTGTTCGTTGGATAAGGCTGGCAGCAGATAGTTCTGCTATGAATCCATTTGGTAGTGCGGGCACAAACGCCAGAATCCCCTATGGCTGGATTGCGACGGGCTTGGACTATTCAGCTTCATGGCCTGCCGGTTCACCACCAGCTCTTACGCTAGCTAATCATGCGGATCACCTTAATGGTCCGGCTGTATGGATGGAGTGGGCATGAGAACTGATGAGAAATACTTCCTTGGTGGATATGATCCCGAGCATCCTAATGACAACGTTCAGTACCGTCTTATTGATAATGGCGACGGTACTGGTACGTACTATGAATATGATGTTGACGGTACTCTTCTTGTTCAAGAAGAAGTCACAGATCTAGAGATTCCCGACCCACCAGCAATAGATATTACGGCCATGCTCTCTCAGTTAAGTCCCGAAGAGTTCCAAAGAGTTCTCTTGCTCGGCATAGCCATTACTCACCCAGAGTCAGTTTATGCCTTGGAGTATTCAGTAGTAGCAGAAGATCCACTTGTTGGTATTCAGGTCGTAAGAGATGCCGCTTTAACCGCACTAAACATTACAGAAGAGGAGGTGCAGGAGAATGGCTAACCAAGATATATTCCTCCCAGTAACAGGACAGGGCGCACACGCTGCTCAGCACCTTGTGGGGGGCGCTGACCCGCTTTCTATGGCGATCCTGTTCCCAGCACCCGTAACTCTTTCTGACGGCGCTACGATCAGCACAGATGCCTCTCTGGGTATTCACTTCAGGGTAACCCTAGGTGGTAACAGAACTCTAGCTAATCCTACTGGTGCAACAGATGGTCAACGTATCACTTGGGAGATTATCCAAGATGGTACTGGTTCACGTACTCTCAGCTATGACACCAAGTTTACGTTTGGTACAGATGTAACTTCTCCTGTTCTTTCAACTACTGCCGGTAAAAGAGATTTCATTGGTGCTGTCTATAATTCAACTGCTGACAAGTTTTATGTTGTGGCATTTGCGCGTGGTTATTAGGAGTAATTGTGGCAACTAGATATTGGGTTGGATCGGGAACGTGGAACGCAGCGAGTACCGCTAATTGGTCCGCTACTTCGACTACTGGGCCAACTGGAGCTTCTGTTCCGACTGCGGCTGACGACGTTGTATTTGATGCTTCTTCTGGTAATTGTGATTTAGCTCCCGGTGGTAGACTCTGCCGCAGCTTGGACGCAAGCACCTACACGGGGGCGATGGTCTTTTCTTCTGGTGGTACGGCAACGCTGTCTGTGGGTGACAGCGTGCCCGGTCCCGGCAATGTTGCCTTTCGGTTGTCGGCGGCAATGACGTTCACCACGGGCGGCGTGTCGTTTCCTTCCACGATCACGTTTGCGTCCACGTCGACTACGGCGCAGACGATCACCACGAACGGTAAGACACTCCCCAACGTCACGTTCAACGGTGCCGGGGGGAAGTGGCAGCTTCAGGACGCCCTGACAAGCTCGGGCATGATCACGACCACGGCGGGCGGTTTCTTCGGCAACGGGCAGACCATCACCGCAGCATCGTTCAACGGCGGGACGACAGGTGTTCGCACGGTCGACATCACGAACTGCTCGATCACCCTCACAGTGGGCGGCGGCACACCGTGGAACATGGGCTTCACCCCTTCCAACCTGACGTTCGTGAGCACCGGGTCGACCATCACGTTCACCGGGTCGCTGGGTCTGGAGTTCCGTGGCGGTGCCCTGACGTACAACAACTTCGTCAACACGATGACCACCGGCACCACCCCGATCCAGATGTCGGCGGTTAATACGTTCAACAACCTGACGTTCACCGGGGCGGCGGGTACGGCCTGTCAGGTCATGCTTGCTGCGAACCAGATTGTCGCCGGCACCCTCACGATCACCGGCAACTCGGCGACGAACCGGGTCCTCTGCTACTCCGAGACGCTCGGTACACCTCGGGTCATCACTGCTGCCGCCACTGCTCTCACCGATGTTGATTTTATGGATATCGCTATAGTTGGTCCTACTGGATCTACTATTACATCAGATAGCTTTAACAGAAGTAATGGCGCACTACATGGATCTACGTCTGATGCCGCTGCCGGTGGGAGTGGCTTAACTTGGTCTACTGGAAGTAATTTCAATATTGCTTCTAACGCATCTACGGCTAATAGTAGTAGTTCCTATATCACCATACCTGTTGCTACTTCTAATATGGAAGTTTCAGCGACCGTGCCAACATTGGTCACGAGTGGACATGCTGGTGTGGCGGCTAGAATATCTAGCATAACTAATTTCGTATTTTATGGTGTATCTAATGCCTCAACCCAATCCGTGCTAATGTATCAGATTGGATCAACGTCTAGTTCTGTTTCCTGTGGTCTAGTCGCTGCCGGGTCTACAATCTCTTTAAGAGTAATAGATCAAATAGCTGTTGCTTTAGTTAATGGAACAGTCGTGGGAACGCTTGCTATTCCCCCGGCTTCTTCGTTCACTTCACCAAATAATGCTGGTCTTCAGCAGATGAGTACGGGCACTATTGATGACTTTGCAGTGAAGAATCTCGCTTCAGTAACTGGCACCCGGCTCGGTGACTGCCTCGGCAACTCGGGCATCACCTTCACCACAGCTTCTGGTACAGCTAGAGATGGTGGTGGCGCTGGAGTAAAGAGATATGCTGTAGCTGCTGGTAACTGGTCCTCGACAGCAACGTGGTCGGAGTCGGACGGCGGCGCGCCGGGAGCGTCGGTTCCTCTCCCGCAGGACGACGTGTACATCAAGCGTTCCTTCTCCAGTGAAACTATTACAATAGACATGCCGAGGCTGTGTCGTCTGTTGGATTTCACTGGCTCTACTGGCACACTTCATACCTCACAGCTTGTAACGACTGCAACGATCTTTGGATCGTTGGTACTAGCAAATATTCCCGGTAATCTACTAGCTTCTAATATAAGACTTCTCGGAAAGTCGAATACGATTACAACCAATAGTAGAACTTTTATAAATGCTAATGCAGCCCTTGTTATTGATGGTTCATATACGATGACCGACCAACTCTTCGTTGGTGGAGATTTAAGTTCCATATATGGCAGTCTTAATACGGGAAGTTATGCTATATCCTGCGGTAGATTTATGTTCTCGTATAGTGGCACTTTAAACCTTGGCTCTAGTAGTATCACTATTACACAAACGGGAGCCGCTACTCCAGCGTGGACTGTCAGTTCGCTAGTAAATCTTAGTGCGGCTTCATCAACGATCACATTTGCTTTGGATGCGCCCATTGGTGGCGCCACCTCAAGTGCCGCAGCTACCCATACATTTGCTGGCGGAGATAAGAGTTACGGCACTCTCACCTACACGGTCGCTGACTCGCCCGGTGCTCTAACAATCACTGGCTCTAACACTTTCGGCACAGTCAACATTGGTTCTGGTAGATCACTGAAACTTACTTCTGGTACTACACAGAAGATAGGTACATTAAATCTTAATGGTGTACCTAGAGGTGGAGTCAGGTTGCCGGGAGTTGGTGGCACATATTTGTCCACACCGGATTCGGCAGCAGTATCAGTTACTGGTGACATCGACATCAGGTGCAGGGTGGCGTTGACCGACTACACCGCTGCGTCGGAAGGTGCTCTCGTCACCAAGTTCGGCGCAGCAGGCCAACGGTCCTTCCGCTTCTACTTCGATTCGGTGGGACGGTTGAACTTCAACATGAGCACCGACGGGACCGCCAACACGGGGTTGCAGTGGCAGGCAGGGCCGACGTTCGTTGACGGGACGACCTACTGGGTGAGGACCACAAGAACCGCCGCAGGGACGCTCAGGTTCTTCTACGCCGCCGATCAGCCGACGATGCCAACGTCATGGACCGAGGCTGGGTTGTCACAGACCCTTTCTGCTGGGCAGAACATTTTCGACTCCACCTCGCCGGTCGAGATCGGGTCGATGACTCTCGGCACGGCCTACCTCGCCAATGGCGTGTTCTACCGGGCGCAGATCCGCAACAACGTGTTGGACGACGGCTCTGGCATCGTGTTCGACACCGACTTCTCCCCAGCACGATTCTGGCCGTTCTTCCTCGACTCGGCCAACGGCGCAGCGGTTACTCCGTCGACCACGCTGGCGAACGTCGGGGACGGCAGGGTCGTCATCGAATCCTCCACCGCAGGCACAGGGGCCACTCTTGAAGTTGGTTCTGTTACCGGCATGAATTATGTTGACCTGAAGGATGTTGTTATGAATGGTGCCGATACATATATTGAGGCTACTTCCGTAATAAGAAGTAACGTCAAGGGTGTGCGTCGAGGCCCACAAACCGGCATGTCGATGATGATGGGAGTTTAGGATGACAACGTATATAGTGACACAAGGAATTCAAGGTCCAGAGGGTGCTCAGGGGCCTGCTGGCGCTACTGGTCCTGATTCCACTGTTCCCGGTCCTACCGGCGCTCAGGGGGCTACTGGTGCGGGCGCTACGGGTCCTCAGGGTCCAACTGGACCAGAGGGGGCAACTGGCCCACAGGGCGCTTCCGGTGTTGGTGCTCAAGGATTCACCGGCCCGCAGGGAGCTACGGGTGCATCTGGAGAAAATGGTTTAGCCGGTTCTACTGGCGCTACGGGTCCACAGGGGGCGACTGGTGTGACCGATCACGGGCTGTTGACCGGGCTGTCCGACGACGACCACACCCAGTACGCGAAGAAGGCATCGAACCTGTCAGACCTCGCCTCGGCCGCGACGGCACGAACCAACCTTGGTTTGGGCACGGCGGCGGTGGCTGCGACCGGGGACTTCGACGCCGCAGGCACGGCGGCAGGACTGGTTGATGACCTGTCGGGTGTGTCGAACCAGGCGACCGCCCGCGCGAACCTCGGACTCGGTACCGCGGCGACGGCGGCGACTGGCGACTTTGCTGCTGCGTCGCACACGCACACCGGTACTCAGGTCACGGTCGATGCGTCGGGGTTCAACGGCAACCTCACCACATCGGACGACACGTTGCAGGAGGTCGCGCAGAAACTCGACGACCTCGCGGTTGGTGGGTCGGAGACGTTGGCTGCGTCGATCATCGACGCCAAAGGCGACCTCATCGTCGGCACAGCGAACGACACTGCGGGACGCCTGCCTGTGTCCGCGACGAACGGCGCTGTCCTCGTTTCGGATTCCGCTGCGAGCACCGGGTTGAACTGGGCGGTCGACCCGTTCATCGTCACGCTGCCTGGCGCGAGCCCGACGCTCCTCGCTGCGATCGCCAACTACGCCTTCGCGATGCGGGTGTTCGGTGCCGGGACCATCTCGAAGGTCGCCCTGCAGATCGGCACGTCGTCGGGCAACATCTGCGTCGGCGTCTACTCGAACACTGGTGTCGGTTACAACGCCACCCCGAACGCCCGCCTCGCCACGTCCGGTTCGGTGGCGTGCCCGTCCACCGGCTACCAAGAAGTCGCTCTTGGGTCGTCGGTTGAGGTGCGAACCGGTGACTGGCTTGTCGTCGCGTTCGACAACGCCAGCGCCACGTTCTACGGCGTCGCAGCACCAGGGTCAGGGTTGGCGAACAACGGCCTGGTCCGCACCGCGAACTCGTCGTTCCCGCTGCCCACCACGTTCACCGCGCTCAGCAGCCATGATCGCTCGGTGCGCCTGTGGGGAATTCCGTGATCGGACGGGGCCGCCCCGTCCCACCCGCCGACACCGCGGACCTGTTCGTGTCGCCGTCGGGCACTGGTGACGGATCGACCGAAGCAACCCCCGACAGCCTCTACGACGCGATTACCACGGCGACCACCGGGCAGACGATCGCGATGCTGCCCGGTGCGTATGCGGGCGCCGGGTCGTTCGACAAGCAGGTGACGATCCGGCCGCGCACCGGCAACATCGGGTACAGCGTCACGCAGACCACCGGGCTGTGCTACCCGGCGCGCGGGTCGCTCGGCTCGATCGTGCTCGACGGCGTGAAGATCACGTCGATGGTCGGCACCGCAGGCGGCACCGAATACTGGACGCTCGCCACCCCATCCGAATACACCTCTGGCTCGAAGATGGGTGTCATCTACTGCCACGGCGCGACCGGCGACGAAACCCAGCCGTGGGCGTCGTGGCCGTTCGCTCTCGGCAACATCATCCGCTCCGTCATCCAGACAGGGTTTCCGGTGCTGTCGATCCACGGCGGCGGCGACACCTGGGGCAACGCCACGTTCAAGGCCCGCATGGACGAAGCGGTCGCAGCGTTCCCCGGCCTCGGCGCCAAGGACGCTCCCGTCGCCGTGATGGGCGGGTCGATGGGCGCCCTGTCGCTCAACTGGGTGAAGGACCACCTGGCCGACACCGCCTGTTTCGTCGGCATCACCCCCGTCACCGACGTGTCCGACATCCACACGAACAACCGTTCGAGTCTCGCCGGGTCGATCAATACCGCCTACTCCACATGGTCCGAAGCGACCTACGGGGCGACCTACAACCCCAAGACCTACGCAGCCGGGTCGCTCACCGGCCTCGACTACAAGGCGTGGTACGGGGCATCGGACAGCATCGTCATCACCACCACCGTGACCGACATCGTGACCGCGATCGGTGGCACCGCCTCCGCAGTCTCGGTCACCGGGGACCACACGTCCGCTCTCGGCAACATCCCCGCCGCCGATGTCGTCGCGTTCCTCGTCGCGAACCAGTCGTAGGAGCTCTCATGCCGCCGTTCCTCACCTCCACCGTCATCCCCGGCGAGATGCTCGCCGGTACCCGCCTCCTGTCAGCGAACACGCTGTACTACATCCCGTTCCCATGCATGAGAACCACAACGTTCGACCGCATCCAGTCCTATTGCGGGGCGTCTGGGCACAGCATCCGAATGGGCATCTACGAATCCGGCAGCGACGGGTTGCCGGGCGCGTTGCTGTTGGACGCCGGGGCTGCGACCGCGCCCGTCGCCTCCACGGCCCTCACCATCACCATTTCGCAGGCGTTGGTCGGCGGCACCCTGTACTGGCTCGGGCTGGTCTCGGACAGCGCGGCGACGGTCGTGAAGTGTTCGCCGATCGGTTCGCAGGCGTTCGGTCTAGCAAGCGCGATGGGCACCGGCGGCAACCAGGCAGTCATCTCGCAGTCCCACACGTACGGCGCGTTGCCGTCGAACGCGTCGGGGCTGTCGTACACAAACTCGGGGGATCTGCCAGCGATCGGAGTGAGGGCATCATGAGAACGGTCATCACCTACGGCGTCGGCGGCTACAACCCTGATTTGCCGAACGGCAACATCGTCGAACAGACGGTCGACAACCTCGACGGCACCGGCACGAGGACCACCTACGACGCCGACGGCAACGTCACCAGCGTCGAACAACTCACCGGGCTACCGATCCCCGTGCCACCCGAGCCGACCGCGGAGGAACGACTCGCGACCCTGCTCGCGGCGTTGACCGACGCGCAGTCGCTCGAAGAGATCCGTGATGCCGCTGCTGCGGCAGGGGGCAACTGATGGCAACCAAGCGTGAACGGCTCGACAGCCTGACGGCGAAGATTCGGGGCAATATCGACGTGGACATTCAACATCGAACCTTGGAGCAGTCTTGTTGTGAGGAACTATAAGATCAACAACTTTACTGCTGGCTGGTCTAGGGGTCAGGTTGTGTTCTCTGGTGGACCCGATTTCAACTGTCAAGTGTTTGATGTTGATTTTACTAATCTTGTTGTAACTGATCCTAGGGGTGAGACTAACGACTTTAGCATTGCAGCTTGTGCTGATATTATGATAAAATAAACTATAAAAAGGAAAAAGGATATGTTTGGAAGAGATAAGGAATTTTTAGGTAAACGTAGAGATAGAGCAATAGCAATTATTCTCTCATATAAAGAGAGAGAATGTGACGACTATTTACCTGACTACGTTTCTAGAGAATTAAGGAAAGTTGTTTTAGATCAAATAAATGATATTTGTGATTTAGCTATGGATCTAATGAATGACGATATAGATTTTAACGAGGAGTTTCTAAATAAATTGGATGAGATTCTAGAACGATAGAGGTGAATTATGGCTCGCAAAGGTAACACGACCGTTACTCTAGATATTAGATATATTCTTGAAGACGTTGCTAAGCAAGCGAATAAAGAATTAGCTAAGGAGCTACGTCTATGGGCCAGAACAGCTAAAAGAAATGTTACTCGCGCCTCTGGGCTGAAGCAGTTAAATCAAAAGGTTGCTGACAAAGCTAGAGAGAGAGTTATTAATTCTTACGAGTCTAGTTCTATTGGTGAGAGAAAATCATATAGATACAATGACCGTGGAAAGTTCCGTCGTTATGCTAATGGTAGAATGGAAAAGGCTCTAAGAGATCCTAAAACAATTACTGCTGATGAGCATGGAATTAAGTTTATTGATGCTAGCAGAATGGACTACTGGGCTAAGCAGTGGTACAGACTGAACTTCGGTACGAAGGGTGGTAACACTAAGAGAGCACCATCTGCTCAGTCGATGAACTTCTTTGGTGTCCAGACTGGTGTGAGAGTAAGTTTAGACCAGTACCCAGCATCTAAGGACTTTAGAATTCCTAAAGGTTTTTTCTCTATGACCTTCGCTCCGAAGACAGCAGGAACAAAACTTAGAAAGCCTCGTGGTGCAAATGATGCCTTCTATGCTGCCCGTAAAGATAAAAGACAACGAGCGATTCCAAGCAAGACTACACCATTCTTTTCTGGGAAAGCCAGCGCAAGTATTAGTGGTCAGCGATTCCTAGATTCCGGTGCTTCTTATATAAACGCTTATTATGGTAGACAGTTTGCGGCGCTTGCACGATCTTGGCTTGAAATAAAATGATAGGACGATAACTACTATAGGAAGCAGAGCAAAGGTTCTGCGATTCATATATTAGTCGGAGGAAGTCTTGTTATATGTTTATGGTCTACTAGATCCTGAGACAAAAATAATAAGGTATGTAGGCCAGACTAATAAACTTCAGAAAAGATTGAACGATCATATCTCTGAAGCTAAGTACAGTTCAAAATTTAACAGAAAGAATAATTGGATTAGGTTTTTATTAAAGAATAACTTAAAACCTGAAATGATAGTTCTGGAAGAATTTAAAGATAGATATTCTTGTAATAAAGGTGAAGTATTTCATATTTCTCAATTACTAGATTGTGGCTTCGATTTAACAAATGCGACTTCTGGCGGTGATAGTTTTTATACTAGGTCGGCAGAGTCAATCCAAAGAGCTTCTAATTCTAAACTGGGTAAGAAACTCTCTGAAGAGACAAAGCATAAAATGAAAGAGTCTGCTAAAAGAAGAATTAACCCTGATGAAATAGAAAGATTAAGATCTATATCAAATGGAACTCCACCAAACTTTAAAGGTGAAGAAGTCTTAAATTCAAAACTCAAGGAAAAAGATGTCATCTGCATAAGAAGACAATTAAATTCTGGTTTTAGATTAACAGATATCTGTAAAGAATTTCCAAATATATCTGTTTCCACAATTCATAATGCAGCAATAGGTAAAACTTGGGCGCATGTGAATGAACCATTTTTTAAGCCACGGAAAGCGGTTAAATTAACTAAAGAAAATGTTATAGAAATTAGGTCGTTGTTAAACGAAAATATTTCTCAAACTGAAATTGCCATTAGGTATAGTATAGATCCTTCAACCGTTTCTAATATCAAAACTGGCAAAAGACGTAAAAACGTAAAATCTACTGTTACTAAAACAGTCTCATAAGGAGGTAGAACAATCGCTCTAAGTGGTGGTCAAATTATTACACAAGCAGGTAAGTATGTTCTAGACCGTATCCAGACCGGTGGTCCTGGCGATCTAAACATCCCTGAAGAAAAAATCTACGAACTAGGTAACTACGAAAGTATCGCTACCATTCGTGACATTCCAGAAATTTCATTCGACCTAGAGTCATTCGATATGACAACAGAGTTTGAAGCGATCCTCGTAAATGAAGATCCCTCAACATTCTCTTCAACTGTCGGCTCTAACGAGATTGATTTCCGTGACGCTGTTCCAATCGACATCGTTTCACCTTGGAAGTCTCGCCGTGGTCAGTTCGACATCGTTAAGGGTGTAGTTATCCCTTATCTAACTCTAGAGTCAGCAACATACCGTTTCGGTGTTGGTGAGTCGAGCACACAGTCATTCACAATGCGTGGTGACTCAATCTTCTATACTCCTGGTCAGCCTTACATTCAGGAAGAGACAAACGTCGGTGTGGGTCCATACACCCTAGATCGTACAGCTTCTCTATACGACCAGAACGGTGATAGCATTTACGCTCTAAGCGTTTGTTTAGTAGACTCAACATCTAAGGCATACAAGAGACTATTCTTCGATGACTCTGGTGACACTGGCTACCTAAACACTGCTACAACTCTAACTCTAGCTGACGATGATTCAGCTACTTACGATACTGTTCGTATCACATATGGTTCTCTAACTACAACCAACTACACTCAGACAGGTAACAACCCTGAAGGACAGAAGATTCACGCTACAACTTCTGTTAAACCTGCTGCGGTTCGTGGTAAAGACATCGACGTATACATCGGTTCAACTGATGCTACTCCAGTCTTCACTCGTCTAAACTCCGTACAGAGCTTTGAGACAACTTGGACAGCCAACCTAGAGAACGATGAGGAACTAGGTAACGAGCGTTATGTTTCAACAGAATATGACGTACCTGAGGTAAACGGTTCAATTGGTGTTAAGCCATTCGATCCAGCCGATCTTTTCACTAAGATTTCTCAGATCACAGGCGTAAGCGCTTCTGAGGTTATCGGCCCCAACATCACAACCCCAGTACCTCTAGAAATTCGTGTATCTCACCCAGATACAGGTGCTCGTCTAAAGACTCTATACATCCCAGATGCTCGCTTCAGCGTTCCAGGCTACTCAGGTCAGGCTAACACTAAGCTAGAGACTTCAATGAACTTCACCTCAGACGGTGGTAACCTTTACATCTACAACGGAAGTCGAGTATAATTAATAGGTTCAAGAGTCTGATAGATTCTAAATCTAAATCTTACTGAGAGGGAAGAAGACCTAAAAGTCTTCTTCCCTCTTTTTGTTTCATTAAGGAGATTTTAAATGGGTGCTCATTCCTGGGGTTGCAGAAACCTATATAGAACTAAGAAAACAAATTATAATAAACCTTATCTAGTGTATCGAAAAGATTATTGTGAAAATCTTGAATGCACAGCAACTATAGTTGACAAATGTCAACTTGATGTTCATCATATAGATGGTGATCATTTAAACAATGATATAGAAAATTTACAAACTTTATGTTCTAATTGTCATCGGCTGGTGACTAAACTAAATATGGAATATGTTAATAAGATTTATCACCCCTAGTCATGGGGGTCTTTTTCTTGTTTATGCCGATCTATAGAATAGGACACAGGTTAACATCAAGGATACAAGGAGAAATATTAATGTCTAATATTGACGTTCGTAAAGAGAAGATTATTGCACCTAAAGAGCGTAGACTCTCAGAGCTGTATGTTACAGGTCGTGAGGTTGTATTTGACGACGGTGAGGGTGAGCCTCTAGAGCTATGGCTACAGAAGCTAACACCTGCTGAAACGCAGGAAGCTGTGAACCGTTCTCGTCCAGCTAAGTCGAGAATCACTTCCATTAAGAGACTACCTGACGATGCTTCAGAGCGTATGCTTTACTTCGATCAGATGGATGAATATGGCATCTATACAACAGATGAAATGATCGCATTTCTTATCCAGCCTAAACTCAACCAGTATGCTCTATCAGCAGAAGCTCGTGTAGCTGATGAAAAAGAATGGTCTGAGGATGATTACCTAACTGGTCTTCAGAATGCTTGGAACGAAGGTCTTAAAGATACATATGCAGCAGACCCAGAAGACGCTGATGCTGCTCGTGTGTTTGGTGAACTCCGTAAGTATACGGATCAGGTACAGGCTGAGATTGACGCTGAAGAGAGAGAGCTTACATACGAGCTTCAGGATCTTGAAGAAGATGAATTGCGTAAACGAATCGTAAACAAGCTTATTGAGGATCATGGTGACAATGCGCTCATCGAAGAGTTCCGTCGTCAACAGCTATTTTTCGCAACTCGTCTTGGTTCAGACCATTCCAAGAGATACTTCCAGTCTCGTGAAGAAGTAGATTCATGCCAAGGTCCTGTATATAACAAACTCGTCCTAACATACATTGAGCTTTCAGTAGATTCATTTGAGGGAAAAGACTAGCGGGCACACCTCATTTTTTGAGGATGGCGTCCACCACTAAGTCAACAGGATCTGGTCACCTGATGTGGCCGGAAGGAATGAATGTTGAAACTATTCATAATGACTTGTTTGTTGTTATTGAACATGCTTTGCGTGTCCTGTCTTGGCAGGAGAATCTAACATCGGATGAATGCCCTCCTTCTTGGATGTGGCATCTTGACTGGGAAATCGAAACTTGGTTCAAGAAGATCCAGTCCGAAAGAGACTCCAAATACGGAGGAAATAAGAACAAAACCATTGATGAGGACGATGGAGGAATGTGGGAAGAGAACGTTTACTTTGAACGTATGAAGGAATCCTTATAAGACGATATCTTAAATAGGAAAAGCTTTAAGGAAAAGGGGTGTTACTAAAATATGGCTAATAATAAAGTTATGATTGATCTATTAGTAAACCCCAAGACCGCTAAGGCTGGGTTGAATGAGCTTGAATCATACCTCAATAAGCTTCAACGTAGTGCCGGTGGAAGTAGCACCGCTAAAGTAGCCCAGCTACCTCGTGAAGCGAAATCTCGCCTACTTGACACAAAACAGGTTGTCAATGGTAAAGATACTGCCGAGCTAAAGAAGCAAGAGCAACTGCTTATGCGTATGGCTCGTGAGCGTGGTAAGCTTCTAGGTCTTGCACAGGCTGAGCTTACTGTTGCAGCTAAGGCTGCTGGAAAACAAGCTTCTTCTATTGAAGTTGGAAAACTAAAGAAAGTATCTTCTGCGGCCTTTGCTACTAGCTTAGGTCTAGATGCGTTGCCTGTTGCTATTCAGAAGGAATTTGACAAGGTAGCTCAACAGACACGTCTTGCTGTAAATAAGGCTGTTGGTAAACTCTCTGGCGTAGCTGCTCAGAAAGAATTTAGAACACAGTCAAACCAAATACTAAATGAAGTTGGCGTAACCAAGCCAACTCGTGTTCGTTCGGCTGCTCGTGTTGCGGCAGAGACTCCACGCAGAGTAGCTGGAACTCCTACCCCTCAGCAAGAGCGCCCTAAAAAGGTTCGCTCTGCTAAGCCTCTAGACACGTCTACAAGCGATTCTAGAACCCAGAAGGCAGCGGACTCCAACGCCAAAGATGCAGAGCGTTCAGCGGCCTCTCAGAAGGCTTCACGTCAACGTTCAGATAAGGCTCTCGCTGCCAAAGCTGCATCCGATGAGAGGGCAGCTAAACTCTCTTCCCAGAGAGAAAAGTCAGGCGAGAGGGCTGCCAAAAAAGCAGAAGCAGGCTTGGGTACAACCTCTAAGGTTGAGTCACCAAAATGGCGTGGGAATTTTCCAAAGGAACAAGTTGCAGCGGCTCAAAAGAATGCAGAAAAGCTTTTAGCTACCAGAATTCCGGTTGATGCTCTTGATGATGTTTTAAAGAATGGTCTTAAGACTCAGTTTGAAGACATCAGAACTCAGGGTGGTAACAGTAAAGGTGCAAGAGATAGAACCGAATCTTTCTGGGGTGTTCCAAAAGATGCTCGACCAGATCAAAGACCAAAGTATGGTTTCCTTGCAGACAAGAAGGGTCTTTCAAAAACTTCTGGTTATGGACAGGTTCTTTTAAATCTTGAACTTGATCCTGGTCAAGTCTCCGTTACTCTTGGAGACTCTGGTTCAGATGTTCCTTCGGATGTAGTATCTCTTAAGGACTTTAAAGAAAAAGAATATGATGACCTAGCAAGATATTCCAACCCAAGAGATGACTATATTGAAACGCAGATGCGTGGAAATATTGGCAGAGAACAAATTAAGTCTGTTGAGTTTCTGCCTGAGGCAATGGCAACTAAGGCTGATTTAAATAAACTTCTTGATGTAGCTGATGTTGCCAATCGTGCCGGTCTTCCACTTAAGGTTACACAACAGCCAGGAGATATTCTAGAGCCAGCCCAAAACACTCAACAAAGATTGAGTGGGGTTGTTGAGGCATTAAAGGCTAAAGGTCTAGATATTGAGCTAACTCCTCTTAATGAAGCCGTTGAAAGATTCGGAACTAAGCTTAAGTCAGTTACCGATCTTCCTTCAAAGGCTTTAGCTCCTATTTATGCAGAAGACGCAGCAAAGATTCCTTCACAAGTTGAAGGTTTTCAAAAGGACATTGATCAAGATACTAGATTCTCCAAGGCTAAAGAAGCTGAAGAGGTTAAACAGGTAGCTGCTGAAAAAAGAGTCACAAAAGCTACGGAAAAAGAAGCACAGATTCTTGCAGCTAAAACATCTGCTGCTGCACAAGCTCCTGCACAAACTGCTGCACCACAACAGTCTCTTATCCCAGAACAACGTCCAGTTAAAGATATCAATGCTGAGACTATGGCAAAGCTCAAAGCTTTGCAAGACGAGTATCTACAGACTTGGAAAAAGAAAGTAATACTTGAAAGAGCTGGCCAGGAAAGTCGCAACAAAGTTTACCAAATTGAAAAGCAAATAGAGGTAACAAAAGATCAAGAGCGTATTACAGCATTGAAGGCTCTTCGTTCTAGAGAGCAGTCTATTCAAAAGAGCATTACCGCTGAGTCCCGAAAAGTTGGCGATGCAATCGATTCAATAAGAGAAGAAGCCTTTACTCTCCCTGACATTGATCAGTCAGAAAAGTTTATGTCAAATTACCCGGCCAGAGAAATTTTCCAGAGTCAGGCTGGGACGCTTGAAAGAAAAGCAAGAGAACAATTAGAACAAGAGGCTGGCTTAACTAAGGGAGTTAAGACTAATTTTGATGCTGAAATAGAAGCAGAACTTAAGAAGCAACTAGGTGACGAAAAAACTCTAACTAATCTGACTGAAACTGAAGTTAGTATCCGTCGTAGATCAGTAGGTTCTGAACTTGCTACAACTAAAGCAAGCAGAAGACGAGCAGAAGCTCTTAAGGTTGATGAGGTTATTCCTCCAACTCCACGTAGAGCTGATATTGTTCCAACCGCTCCACCACCAGTTATTGAAGCTCAAAGCGTAACTAAAGCTGAGAAGCGTAGAATCGTTCAGGGTCGTGGACAGGAAAGAGCAGACTACTTCGCTAGAGGAAGTCGTGGCGTTGATCCTATCGTTGTTGATGGTGAAGAACGTAAGGCTCTAGAGGCTAAAACCAGAGAGCGTGTAGCTTCAGAAACTCAGGCCGATGTAGCCACTCGTGGTGCTGCAAGCCTACAACAACTAGAGGCACTAGAAGCTGCCGAAGCCGCTAAGCAACTCGCTGCTGAGCGTCAAATCACTGCTGTCGTAGAACAAGAAGCTATCGACAGAAAAACATTCTACAGCCGTGGTGGCAGAACCCGTGCTGAAACAAACGCTGCTGAACGTGAACGCCGTGCTGGTGTTCGTGCTGACCAGGGTGACTACGTTAAGGATCTAGAAGATCAGTATGGTCCTCAGGTAGTCAAAGAAGCTAAGGTTCGCCGTAAGGCTGAGTTCCCAGATTTTAGACAGGGACTCCAACAACAACTAGATGACGTAACAGAAGATTTCATCAAGACATATTCTGGTGGTCTTCGTGGTGATGTCGAAAAGGTTAATCCAAGAACGAACAAGAAGTATAAAGTTCGTGAAGATCCACTAGGAGAGGTTAGAAGAACCGTACAGGATGGTCTTGCTCATACTCTAGGTGCTGAATATGATTTCATTAAAAGTGACCTTATAGAAGCTTACGCTCCCGCTCCTGGCCGTAAGGGCGTTAAGTCTGATCGTCTAAGATTATTTGAAAAGTATTCTAAAGAATTCTCTATTGGTCTTGAATCATTTGGTGATCCTCTTCTAGATAGCCTTAATCCAGAAGATATGATGCAGCAACTGCAACAGATCGAAACTCTTCGTCAACAGGTGCGGGCACCCAATAAAGCCCAGCCCGATCTTGGAACATATGCAGCACGTATTGAGCAGGAAAAAGCTGACATTGCAGACCAGCAACAAAAGGCACGTCTTGCTGAAGCAGAGAAGCGTCAGCGTGCATATGAAAATGATGACCGTCAAGCTCGTCGTAGTGACGACACAGAGCGTAGAGCTATTAGAGATATCCCAGATGCACCTGTCCGCAAGGGTGGAGCATTTGACGATGCTGAATCCAGATCACTTCTTGCTGCTGCTAATAGCCAGATGGCAGAAGAGTGGACCGAGCAGGTAGCCTACGAAAGAGTCACTACTGCTGCTGTTAAATCTGTTGCTGATACGCAGCAGACAAGAGCCGTTCTCAATAAGAAGATCACTGCTGCACAAGCTAAAGCTCTGGACATCATCAATACAACTCCCGGTATTACTTCAGACGAACTGAGAAACCGTGGAGTTAGATCATCGACTCTTACTTCGCTACAGGAGAAAGGTCTAGTTTCTAGATCCGGTGAACAATATAACACAACCAACATTGCTGACGATGAAGACGGATTAGTAAGTGCGCTACAGCGTAAGATCCGAGCACTGAATGCTCAGGCTACTGTTCTCGAAAATAAGCTTACTCCATTCACTGTTGCGGAGAATGAGCTTATTAAGGCTCTTCACAATAAAGCTAATGCTCTTAATAACCAGACTGCTGCTTCTAAGAAGTCTAATCCTTTCGATGCCCCAGAGCCTTCTAAGAAGTCTAAGAGAGGTTCATCTGGTGATGAAGATTCTGAGCCACGCAAGCAACCAGACGGAATACCATTCCCTAATGTAAATGAAGACTTCGATCCTGAAGATGGATGGAATGCTACTCAGGCTGCGATGCAGAAGGTTAACGCTGCATGGATGCAACAGGCTACTCTTCTAGAGCTTTACAACACTGAAATCCAGCCACTTATGGCACAGCAGTTTGCTGCATATCAGGCTGTTACGCTAGCTCTTACTAAACAACTAGCTGGCGCTACGATGATGGACATCGCCAATGACCCCAATGGTCTTGGTGCGATGTATGCTCAGGGATTAACTGATACAAGAATCGCTGATACTGAGCTAAGAGGATTAAGTGCAGAACAAATTGCTGGCGACCCGGCTACAGCTAAGAGACTGATTGAGGCTGAGGGTAAGCTTGCTGGTCTAACCAACGAGGAAGCCACACGAAGAGCCGAGCATATTCTTAAGTCTCCACAGCTTCTTAAGTCAGAGATAGAACTGATTCTTGTTAACCAGAAGGTTGCTGCTGCCCGTGCTGCCCTTCTGAATAGTCCACAGTTCAGAGACAACTATATTGGTTCAAAGGTAGCCGAGAGAGCACCTAAGTTTGTTCTTGATACAGACGTACAGGCTGCACTAGGTGACCGTGAAGATGTCAAAGATGCTAGAGCACGCCGTCGTGTTCAAAACAATACTGCTCGTGCAGAAACTACACGCCGTGTTCAGAATGATCCCGCTCTTGCTAGTGAGGATCTAGCTGCTGCTGTATCTCTACATCTTTCAAGAGTTCAGTCTTCATCTGCTAAGTGGCTACAGATTGCAAGCTACTCTTCTGTAATTGCTACTGATGCGGCAGAGGAAAAGGCTGCTAGAGATAAACTAACTAAAGCTATCAACGATGAATACTTCATGCGTAAAGCTTCTAATGAAGGTTTAACTCCAAATGCAGCAACGGGTCGAGGTCTAGCAGACGTAGAGAAGCTAGAAGAAAAAGCAGGCACAAGAAGTGCCATTGCTGATGATGATACCCTAGAGGCTCGTTACGTTCGCTCTCAGGTAGATTTAATTGAAGCTAACAACAAGCTTGCTGCGAAGGTTGAAGCTCTAGCTGCTAGCACTCCTTCAATTCTACAGTCAAGACTTGAAAAAGTTACCGCTCAAAGAACTTCTAAGATTGATCTTGAAGAGGCTTATCTTGCAACCCCAGAAGGTCAAGATGAAGTCCGTCGTCGTGCTGCTCTAAACCAGCAACGTAGACAGCTTACTGGCACAACAAGAGAAACACCTTACCAGAAGGCAAAGGCTAACCCCGGAGAATTCTTCGGTGGCGGTGCGCTATCATCTCTACGTTACGGTCTGCCATCAATGCTTCTTTACGGAGCCGGTTCTGGTCTAATGAACACAATCAGGGAAGCTGAGGAACTACAGGTTGCTCTAGCTAAACTTGAAAGTCAGTTCAATGCTGTATTCCAGGGACAGGATTTCGCTCCTGTTCGTCAACAGATTCTTGACGTAGCCCAGGATACTGGTCTTGCTGCCGATGAGATTGCCAACCTACAAATTCAGATTACTGGTGCGTTCTCCGGTAAGGATACCAAGGGTAAGCAGATCTCAATTGGTGGAGACTCTGGACAGGTTCTAGTTGAAAAGCAAGTTGCTTCTGCCGCTAAGCTAGCACAGACTGTAGGTCTACCTCTTGCAGAAATCACTGACGGTTTAACTGCTGCCTCTCTAGCTTTCGATACTAGCTTTGAGAAGATCGGTGACGTTGCCCTAGCGATTGAGCAAGAGTCTGGTGTGCTTGCTAAGGAAACAATTTCCTTCATCGGTGACATCGCCCCTGTAGCCCAGGAGGCTGGTTACTCTCTAGAAGAATTCGCTTCTATCGCTGCGGTTGCCCAGCAAAGATCGGGTCGTTCTGGTGCTGCCCTAGCTGAGTCATTCGGTCGTGTGATCCCAGCTATTACAGAACAGAAAGATAAGCTATTAGAATTAGCTTCCATCGCTCCATCTCTAGGAGGCGATGAGTTTGTTGACGCTATCCGTAGCTCTGATCCAAAGGCTATCCTTGATGCTATTGGTAGATCATATGCTGGATTGAATAAAGAGGCCCAGCAAACAATCGTCACTCTACTAGGTGGTCGTCGTGAGGCTCAGGCTCTTATCCCTGCTCTAGCTAACCAGGGTCTAACAGACAGACTAGAAGACGTTGCGAAGAACAGTGCCGGAACTCTAGATGAGCGTTTCCAGAAGATTAAGACAACAATCACTAACACTCTACAGCGTATCACCGAGCTTGTTCGTCAAGTTGGTGTTGAGCTTCTAGAGGCTGGTTTCGCTGATGCGTTCTTGAATGCTCTTAAGGGAGCCAAGCTGTTCCTTAACATCCTTACTCCTGTTGCGAAGATCATCTCAACAATCAATGACGCATTTGGCGGGCTTCCTGTTCAGATCCTACTAGGTGTTGCTGCTCTTAAGGTAATGCAGGCTCTTCTTACAAAGACTGCTGCCGATGGAACAACTTCACTTATCGGTGGTAGAGTTACAAACTCTATCTTTGGTCCACAAGGATTACTACAGAACGCTACTGCCGGCTACAGCGGTGGATTCAAGAATAACTTCCGTCAAGGAGTATTACAGTCTAGAGGAATCTCCCCAACTTCTGCCGCAGGGCAGAGCTTAAGAACATCTTCTCTTCTTGGTTCTGCTGGTCTTGGTGGTGGGATCAAGGCCACTGGCCGTGGCGCTCTTTCTGTCCTTGGAGGTGGCTCAGTTGCCCTGGGTGCTGGCTTCGTAGGCATTACTGCACTAGCCGCTCTATACGGTAAGGTAAATTCTGAGATTGATAAGTCTGAAGCGCAACTACAAGAACTTCGTGACGAAATTGAGCAGGGTAATGAAAACATTGATCTGGAAGATGTAGATCTACGCAGTGATAGAATTGCAGATCTTACAGCAAGAGCGGAATCTGAAAGTAAAAGAGTTGAAGAATGGTATGAGGGCTGGAATGGATTCCTGATCCAGCTTGGCGTTGTGCAAAGTAAGGCTGAGATTCTAGCAACTGAAGCACAGGTGCTGGAGAACTTCGATACTAAGACTAATGAATTTTTCCAGTATGCAGATACCACAACACTAAAGGCCACTAGTGAATTAGTAAGACCAAAACTTGGAAGACCAACTGGAAACTTCAGAGATGCAATAACTGGATCTGGTGGTATCTTTGGAAGTGAAGGAACTAAAAAGTTCGTTTACGATAAAGAGGGAGAGATACGTCGGGACACGAGTGAAACTGGGGCTGAAGCTAACCAGATTAAGCTTAAAGAAGATGAACAGCGTTTTATTGAAGAATCAGCTCGTTTAGCTGGAGTTAAAGTTCCAGAACTTGATCCAAGAATTGTATCTCTATTACTCGACCCCGGTAATAACCCAGGTGAATTAATCAAAGAAGCTGCTGAGGGGAATGGTAAATATGCAGAGTATGGAGAGAAATTCGTTGAGCAGGCAGGTGTAGTAAGAAAAGCATTTGCTGACGCTGGGTATAGCGATAAGGAAATTGCTAACTTTATTGAGTCAGCTAAAGGAACTGACCTTAGCCCAATTGAGGCTAATGCTCTTAATCTTGAACAGATTAAGGCAGCATTTGACGTGGGCGTTATCTCCTTCGATGAGTATGCAAGAAGACTACGAGAGAAACTAGATCAGCGTAGACAGATTCTAGCTTCTGGGGATCAGACCGAGGCTTCAGAACTTGAAATGCTTCAGGTGGCTCAGCAAGAAGCTGAACTAAACAAGCAACTCTCTGAATCTGTTCTTGCTGGTCAGGAACGACTACAGGCTATTGACGATGCATATGGAACTGGACAGAACAATACTGATGCCAGAACCCTTATGGTCAACCTTGATAACCTTAACAACCCTAACTTCCAAGATAAAGATCTAAGATTACAAGCTGCTCTTAATGTTATTGAAGCGCAGAAGAGAATTGATATTGACCTTGCTTTGGCGACTGGGAGTATTGATGAGGTGCTTAAGGTCCTTAACGAGGGAAGCAAAGTTAATGCTACTGCTAGATCCGTAATAGCCTTTAACCAACTAGAGCAAAGTCAAACATTCAAGGATGCTAGGGGCGAGCTAATAAAGGCATTCCGATACCTATTTGATTTAGATGTCACCAGCGCCGATATTGACAAGTTCTATCAAACAATCTTCACAGATGTTTTCGATGATGGTGCTCTAAATGCTGAGAACTCTGCGAACCTTCAGACCCGCCTAGATGATGTTATTGGTCAGATTAATGCTAAGGGATTTGATCCAGATTCTGACGCTGGTGAAGCTGCTCTTACAGCATTCGATTCTTTCATTCAGCTTCTTAACTTCTCAGGAGTCAGTAGAGAGAAACTTCTAGAGGCTCTAAAGAGAAATAGCCAGTATGCTAACATGACACCAGAACAGCTAAATGCTGAACTGGATGCAATACTAAGCGCACAAATTCTGCCAGACCCAGCGGCAGTAGCTAAGGCAAATAGAGATACTGCACTAGGTGATATCAATGATGCCTTCACTCCAAGTAGAACTAGTGCTGAAAGTAATTCTGTAGCTCAGGCTCTTTATGCTAAGCAGCAAGCTGATGCTGAACTAGCTTACTTAAAGGACCCCAAGAATGGTGCCACTCAAAAAGAAATCAATGACGCTATCCAGAAGCAACAAGAAGCAGAGAATGAATTAGCTGCCGCTTTCGCAAGTGCAGCTAGCTCTATGTTTGATCTTGCAGCTACTGAACAAAGAATCGCTGGTGATATAGTTGGGTCTATTAATAGTGAGATTGCGGCGATAGATGTTCAAATAGAAGCTGCTGCGGCTGCCCAGGATTGGGTTGCTGTAAATAATCTTAATGCACAGAAAGCGCAGAAATACGAGGAACTGAGAAAGCAGTATGTTTCAGAGGCTAATGCTGTCTCTCAGCTTAACGCTGGACTTGCCACTATCAATGGTGACCTAGTAGGGGCTGCTCTATATGCTCTACAAGAGGCAGACAATAATGTTAATGCTGCCCGCTCTCCCGAAGAGAAGGCTTCTGCCCTACTTGCTCAGGCTCAGGCACGAGACAACCTAAGAAAGCAACAGCTAGAAGATCAACTTGCTCCTTACAGCGTGTTCGCTGCATACCTAGAAGGAGAGGGAGATAGTCTTAACGCTGCAATCACTCGTCAGAAGGAAGCTCAGATTCGTCTGGACAATGCCAAGGGACCACAGGAGCGTGCGGCTGCTGAGGTTGCGAAGCTTGCTGCTGACCAGCAGGTACGTCAGGAGAGAGCAACAATTAGAGATGCTTCTTACGCTCTGTTCTCTTCAGAAATCGCAGGTAACGATCCTGTTGCTCAGGCAAAGGTTGCTGAAGCTCTAGCTAGACAGCAATTGAAAGATGCTCGTGGTGTTGTTGAAAAGGCTAACGCACAGGTCAACCTAAATAACGCTCAAAAGGCATTGAACGATGCCATGAACGAAGCTAGATACTCAGTCTACAACCTACGCCAAGCTGAACTACAAGCTATGGATGATGACGTAGGCGCTGCTCAACTTGCTGCTGAACTAGCAAGAATCCAGCTTAACGATGCCATCAAGGCTGGTGCAGGAACCGCTGCAATCAACCAGCTAAGAGGTCAGGTTATCACAGCCGACAAGGCTGCTCGTGATATGGTAATCAACGAGAAGCTAGATGAATACAAGTGGCTACTTGACATGGGACAGATCACTCAGTCTCAATACATCAAGTATCTAGAGTCACTACAGTCAACTCTAGCTCCTGGCTCTAAGCAATTCAAGGATCTAGCTCTTACCATTAAGCAACTTAAAGATGGTATCTCTAGTGATCTTCAGGCCAATCTACCTACATCATTGAGACTTCCGACGTTATATGAAGTAAGAAGATTCGATCAGACTGGTGCTTCTTCTGGCGGTGCAACTGCTGGAATAGGTTATCAGGACAATCGACAGGTAAGTATTCAGATCGAAGTGAACAACGCAGATCAAGATACTCAGGGTATCGTGCTTCAGACTATCGAGGAAGCTCTTGGTACTGGACGAAACGGATACGGATCGAGAAGATATGGCTAGGTCAGCATGGAGATTTATTGACCCAATCACGACTGAAGAATATGCATGGCCGGTTAATCCTCGTGAGGATTCCGGCTCGCATACTATCACTCGTTCTACTAACTATGCTTCTGTTGCTGCACAGCGTAGAACTTCTGCAAATGTTGACACTATAGATACGGTCATTCATCAAAAGAATATGGAACAACAGACCTTTAGTTATACTGGTTATGTATATAATCAACAGCAGTATGATGCTTTAGAATCTTGGGCATCAAAGGATTATGCCGTTGAATTATATGACGACCTTGGTAGAGGGTTCCTTATCTACACAACAGATATAAGTTTTTCAAGGGTTCGTTCTAATCAGAATCCGTATAAGCATGATTATACTTTTACTGGAATCATTTTGGAAAGAATAGTATAGGAGTTTATTATGAGTTGGCCCCCATTTGGATATCCATTTACAGACGGCGTTAAAGACGTAGAAGCTGCTGACGTTAATGATATTGTTTCTCAGCTTGTTGCCCACTTGGCTGATGTTACTAGCGTTCATGGCATTACCGATACTGGTAATCTTGTTACTTTTTCTGGCGGTGGAGATTTAGAAGAACTAGCTGAAGACATTGTTGCTGCTATGTTCTCTTCAGGAACGCACACAGGGCTGTCTGTTAGCTACAATGATACTACTGGGGCACTGAGCTTAACTGTTACAGGAACGGGCGCCACTGGGCCACAGGGGCCACCTGGGGCTACTGGTCCACAAGGCTTCACTGGTTCTCCCGGCGCTAGTGTTCAAGGTGCTACTGGTGCTGGTGTAACAGGCGCAACAGGACCTATTGGTAATACTGGTGTACACGGATTTACTGGACCTACTGGTGAAACCGGTCCTCAGGGTTCAACTGGTGCTACTGGCGCTCCCGGTAGTCCCGGTGGTGCTTCTGGTCCAACCGGCCCAACTGGTGTCCAAGGGGCTACTGGCGCTCAAGGTACGACAGGTACAGCAGGTACAGATGGCGCTACAGGTGCTACTGGACCGATTACCGATCTAACTCCTTCGGACGCTTGGTCTGGCTCAAGCGTATCGTACAGTGTTGGCGATGTTGTTATGTATATTTCGGTTTCGCCACCATTTACTATTAGCACTTGGTATTGCTACAACGCTCACACTTCTAGTGGTACTAACTTCCCAACTATAAGTGGTGACGGTGCTGCTTATTGGACAGCTTTATCTACACATGCCCCCGGCGCTACAGGTTCCACGGGACCAGTAGGTGCTTCGGGTTCACCCGGCGGCGCAACAGGACCAACTGGTCCCGTCGGTTCTACAGGTTCTCCTGGTGGCGCTACCGGGGCTACAGGACCCGGTGGCGGAGCTGCTGGCTTTGTTTATAACTCGGCTCTTACTCCAAGTGACAATGTATTCGATGACTGGTCCACTTTAATGACTGCAATCTCAACTATCGAGAACCCAGTTGAAATCTTTATTCAGCAATCTGAGGTTATTCCATCAGGCACTTGGGATCTTACTAATGTAACTATCACTGGTATGTTTGATTTCACAGGCACTCCAGCAACAACGGCTTTGCTCTGCGAGGATGGCGCAGTTATAACAGGCAACCACATCACTCTTCGTAATATGACTTTGCAAACAGAGTCAACAGACTACGTTTATGTTGTTAGTGGCTACGCTTACTGGTACCTAGATGGGGCAACAATCCAGTCTTCTGGTGATCCTTTCTTCCATGTTCCGCTAGCAGATATTCTAGTAGTAAATGTAGATAGACTATATAGCGATACCGCAGGTTTTAAGTCTGAGGGATCATTCAACCAACCTGTTCTTGAAATTAATGGAACAGCAGGATTTAACTTGGGTGATAAGACTATCATTGACACCGATACTGTGATTGGTGATGGCTTCTTAGCAATAATTTGTTCAGAAACAGGCACAGCTTCGTTGGGGGAGCAAAATACTTACACCGGAACCTTTGACTTTGATGCACATGAATCAAACCCAGGTATGTCTCAGTTCATTACTAAAGATATGTTGAGAGTTACATATCCACTAACAACTAACAACATTGAAACCGCAGCAGGTACAGATGCTGTGCTTACGGTTACGGGTTCTCAAGCCGCAGGTAAGATCACTATTCTGGCTGGTACGGCTTCTCTTTCTGCTGGACTACAGGCTTCGATCACTCAGGCTAACTGGTTCCAATGGGGGCCACAGATGGTAGATACATTTACAGATGTGGATATTGCTGTAACGTTAACTCCTGCCAACGCAGCGGCAGCAGACTTCACAGGTGTATACGTCACAACAACTGCTGGGTGGATGGAGATTAGAACTACAGCAGCATTCACAGCGGAAGAAACATATGAATGGTATTACCAAGTAATTGATAGTAGCGGCTGGGTGTAAGCCATGCCGTTAACATCTAGTCAAGTTGGAGATATCAATAAGGCATACATTCTTGATGATTTTATTACATCAAATGGTTCCATCACGCCAAACAACATGTATAATAGATTTCCAGACTACTTTAGACGAGATGCTGCATTCTATATAGACAACACAACGTATGACCCTAGATACAATAACTATAATATTGGAAATCTATATGTTGACAGTGGTAATCTCGGTTGGGTGACAAACACTACAAATCCTAATGATTATCAAACAGTTACATTTGGAAGTACCGCACTGCTCGGAGCTAACTATCTTCAGGTGAATGAAGCGCAGCGAGGCGAGCTTTCTACGTCTTATGGTGGAAATATCATTTGGAAAATGTTAGATTTAACTGTTGATCTTTCCTATGCAACTGGATTCACTAAAATTATACCACTTATGGCTAATACCAGAGAGAGCATTCAAGCCACAGACAGAGATAATCCCGGATGGAGAGCACAGATAGAGGGTGGTGGTGCTTTGATAGAAGTTATGCCGGGTAGCGGTTTAGAGTGGACTGGATTAAGTGCTCAGTTTACGGCGGGCCTTATCATTAACAATTCGAATCCACTTATAGAAGAATTTCTGAGTACCATGTTTGGTTACGTGCCTAAAAATTTAATAAGTATAAGTTGTACGGGACAAGAAGCAACAGGTGTTGGTGATTTACCAGAAAATGCTGTTGGAGGCGTAACCTATTGGGCTAATAGTAGAATTATTCCTATAGATTCTGAAGTTGTAAGTATATATGTTGAAGCTACCACTCACAAAGCTAGCGGTGTTCAGTATGAAATTCTAGTCAATGGTTCTCCAGCAAATAGTGTTCAGGTACCATGGGATCTTGTGTTAGAAAATGTTGGTGAACTACCTCCCGATGCGAAGATCAGAAAATCCATAGCCACACCCAATAGACTATCTATTAGAAATCGTAGATTTGAATATAATTGGTATGATAATGATATTTCTTATACCCTGTTAAGTCCAGCCTATGCAGAAACTATCTATCATAAAGCTGGGATCGGTATAGGTTCAGATGCTGGATATTACAATGGAAATACAGGTTGGAAAGTAGGAGCAATATAATGGCTAAATACGGAACATTCAAATATGGTGACGGAACTCTTTACGGTGATGGAGAGGCTATTTTTCCTATTCCCGGTTTGACTAGGGTGCCTTGGATATTAAAGGATCTTGCAGGGAACGACGAATATGAATTCGCTGTTAATCCCCTAGATGCTGATGTGCCTGTGGCTAAGAAGTCTGTCTCTACAAATTATACGTCAGCAGGGTTAGCCATCAACTGGGAAGGTCGAGAGCAACCTCAAACCATGTCCTTCTCCGGTACCATTCTTACCGAAGAGCATTATGAGATTATGATTGAGTGGGTTAATAAATCTACTCAGGTTAATATTTCTGACGACCTTGATAGAAAATATTGGGTACTGTTGACTTCTTTTTCTCCTAAAAGAGTTTATGTTCCAGAGTATCCTTGGAGGCACGAATATACCGCCGAGGCAACAATTCTATCTTGGAACTAGCATCTCATAACTAGTCGTAATATAGAATAGGATGCAAAGGAAATAGGAGAAAAATGAGATTTACCCCAAGTATTTTTGATGGTGCAAAATCTAGAAACTTTATTGGTAATAATGCCAATCATGGACGTGTGACTGTAGATCCTTACTGGCAGCTAAAAACAACGCCCCCAGTTTACGGTTCTTCTTATCGTGGACCCTTCCGTTATTACACTGACGGCGCTCCTATTGAATATGAAGTTCCTTCTATTAAGACTATCTCTTGGAATAGATCGAACACGCAGGATCTAGCTTCTTGTAATATCTCCATGTATAATACTTGGCACAATCTGAATGAAGAAGAAC